TAGAAATCATAAAAACTTTTCATATTTTCTCCTTATGTAATTTTAAAATCAACATTTTCTTGTTTTGTTCCATTAGAACCATCAGTAAGACTTTCTTGGAATCTACTACATATACATTGTAATCTAGTAGACTGATACATTTTAAACTCACCTAATTTTCTCTCAACAATAACCCAATTTTCGTTAAGAAAAGGCGTGTGAAATCTAGAACCAATTTTTGGAGCATATCCAAGTCTTGTTAAAACATCTGAATAATTAAATTCAAATATCATTTCATCAGGACTATCTAGTCCAAAAGAAGTTTGAAAATTTTGACTTGGTATAGGCTCGTAAAAACAATAAAGATCTATTGGAGTCTGACTAAATAACTTTCCTCTTGATTCTAAGTAAAGAGGATCAATGTTATTTGTATCAATAAATACTTCATAATATTGAATTGGAGATCCGCCAATTCTTATAGATTCTGCATCCCATTCGTTAAACAAATTTCTTTCTGGTAGCTTATCATTAAAAAGCTTATATTCTCCATTGACACTATAAGGTAATCCATTTTGATTTAATATCATTTTACCCTCCCTGTGTCTTTATTCAAATTACTTGCGTAATAAGCTCTTCTTTGGTCCGCTGCTGCTTGTGCTCTTTGCTTAGCTGCTGCTATCATCTGTTCTTTTTCTTTTGGATCAGGCGAAGAAACTTCAGGGGTTTTTGGTTTCCATGCTGGTAGTTGTGGAATTTCAGAAGATCTAGTAATGCCAAACTCTTCTTCTTCTTTAGATCTAGGCGTATACACATCAGGAGGCGTGAATTTACTCTTAACAATTTGTAAATCGTGCCATAAAGGAGATCCTACAGATAAACCTGTTTTAAGCTTTTCTGCGATAGCATATGGATCGCCAACTCCTTGCCTAAGAGCAACAATTTTTTCAGCAATATCTAGATATTCTTTTTCTTCTGCCTTCTTAGCCAAGGATGGCTCATTTTTTAAAGATTCTTTTCCCTTGCTAATCAAATATTTATATTTTTCAATATCTTCTTTATTTTTTGAATTTTTTAATTTCAAAAAATCTTTAAATCCAAATCGACTTCCTATAGAATACCCTGCTGGTAAATCTTTAATGTTTAATGCAGCTAAATATTCTTCATGGCTTGATTTCCAATCATCATCTTCAATTTCAAAGTCATCAAATTTATCATTATTACAAATAGCATTCAAAGGTTTTTTGAATATATTTTTAATTATATTCTCACTGCTATCTAATAATTCTTTAATCTTCTTAATGTCTTTAATTTTATTTAATTCTTCAACAGAAACATTAGAACCTGGATCTCTAAATGAAAAATCCAACCATATTTGCAGTTGTTTACATATTGGTATTGTTTTTGCATCTACTTGTGCTACTTCAATTGCAGATAACCCCAATAAAATTCTATATAATTTTACTAGTGTTTGGAAATTTTGACTTTTGTTTGCTACTTCTTTTTCTTTGTCATCAATTTTACTGCCAGATTTAACAGAAGTATTTCCATAAAATTTATTATAATAAAAATCATCTAATATTTTACTTACTCTGTCGTATCCATCTTTATCAAACTTTCCTTCTTCTTTTGGATTTCCATTATCATCATAAGGATTTATAGAATCTGGTAAGAACTCATGTAAGTCAGATTTTGCACTTACAGCTAAACGCCCAGACATATTCATCCAAGTTCTTTTAAATCTTTCTTTATCTTTTTTAGCTTTTTCATCTTCAAATTCAAAATCATCTTGAGTAAGAGGAAAATCTTTTTCTAATAAATCTTTTTTTACATTCACAGATTTTTCAACTGCTGTATCTATAACTTTTTTCCACATGTCACTTGGAGCACCATATAAATTAGTAAAAAAGCTTATTGCAATTTTTGGATCTTTACCTGCATTATAATGCGATAATATGTATTTGCTAATTAAGTTTATCCATTGATCATCTTTTAATTTTGAAAAATAAGAATCAGAATCAAGAACATCTTTTCTAGTTGGTAATGTAGAATATGATCTTCCTTCATAAGAAGGTATCCCAGAATGGCCTTCTAATTCAGAAATGCCTTTTTCAAATTTTGTACTAATATCATATAAGGCTTTTATTTTTAAATAATTATTAGTATCGTTAATTTCTGGCTTTTTACTTTTTGGATTTTTGGCAAAAAAGTCTAAATTATCAGGATTAATAATAGCATCTTTATTTTCATCCAAAGATCTTTTTAGATTAATATTTAAATTTTCTTTAGCCTTAGCAGGAGTAACACTAAGTAGTTTCTTTTGAAATTCTTGTTGTTCTATTCTAGAAATATCATCAAATTCTTTTTTTGGCTTATCAGAAGCATCTCTTTTTGAAAGCAATTCATCTTCTGTAGGTATATACTGCTTAGAATCAGTATTAGAATCTTGATCTAAACTTCTCATGATAAGTTTTTCTTGCGATGGTTTTTCTAATGCTTTTTTAAACAATGGCTTTTTTTCCAATCCCAAATGGCTATGTATTCCTCTAGGATTTGTTAAAAAATCATTTATTGATTTTGATAAATCTCCATTATTATTATGTAATATTTCGCCAAAAATATATGATTTTTCATCTAAATCTTCTAAGAACATTGAAATGTATCCTATAGCTGCATCTATCTGTAATTCTTTATCTTGTTTAGATAAAGTGAAAAAATTATCATCTATTATAGAACTGAAATCCTTTGATTGAAATGCTCTTCTTAATACTACAGCTAAAAAAGCTTTCAAAAAAACATCATCATTAATACTGGTTTTAGAAAATTTGTCTAATAGTGAACCTGTTATAGAACTTACTAATTGATTTACATTTTTCTTACCAACTCCAACAATGTTTACTAATGGATTAAGTTTTATGTGATTTAATATAATCGAAAAAAGCTTTGATTGATCTTTAGATAAAAGTGCTTCAATTAATAACTCTTCTTCTATCCATTGTTTAAATTCTAATATAAACATATTTCTCCTTATAGACAATCACTTAAACTAATATTTAAAGCAATTGCTATTTGACCTCCTGAAACAGGTATGGAAAATGGTGCGTTAGTAAATCTCTCGCACCAGAGTAAATCACCATCTGTATTTGTTAAAAAATATCCGTATGCAACAACCGCACCAGTAAAAGAAAATGTTTGATCTGAATAACTAGCAGATGTATTTGTTTGATTTACAGTCCAGCTAGTTCCATTAATATTAATTGGATTGTAGCCAGATCCAGACACTTCATTAAGATCTGCTAATACTGTTAAATCAGAAATAGTAGGATCATTTGAATATAAATGTAAAATTTGATTTTGTGAAGCTGAAACTTTAAGCATATACTTTAAAAGCTCAACTTTTCCAACATCTGGTACTATTAAAGCCATAAAATAACTTTCTTTTTTAATAAACAATACTTTAATATATATAGTTCTATTTTCACAAAACATTTAAATAATTTATGGTAATAAAAAACAAAGATGGATCTGAATATAAATTAAGTAAGCCGAACCCGCATATGAAAAATCAATTGCTTTGGGATAGTTTCGAACTTCATAATATGAATTTTGAAAACATAAAAGGATTAATTAAAAAAAATAAAGTAGAAATAAAAGAAATAGAAGTAGAAGAAATAAAGGTAGAAGAAGTAGAGATAGAAGAAGTAGAGATAGAAGAAAAAGAAGTCAAAGAATTCAAAGAAGTCAAAGAAGTCAAAGAAGAAGCCAAGGAAGAAGCCGAAGAAGAATCATCTGTTAAAAAAACTTTAATTTATTGTTTACCCGCTAAAATAAAAATTCATGAAGACATTTTGTATGGAGAAGTTAAGAAAATAATTACTTATGAGAAGAAGTTTAAGTTTGAAGCTGTAATACTTAATATCACTGATGTCGGCATGGATATTTGGACAAATGCAGTAGTAATTGAAAAAGAATCAATACTTTATCCTCAAAATTTTGATAAAAGATGGTGGAAAGTAAACAACATATCAAGTAAGTTTGATGGAAAAATATTATCTTGTGTATTAAGTTCTATTACTCCGAGCTTTGAAGATTTACAATTGTAAATTTATATCCCTTCTCTTCAACTTTTTCTTTGTATTGCATAGTTGCTTTTGTATAACCATTTACAAAAATATCATTGCAAAGCTTCGCAAAACATTCTACATCTCTTTCTACTATTAAAAAAGAAGAAAGTCTAGAGATTATTTCTTTGTGTTCTACTGATTTTTCTCCAATAATATTTTTCAAAAAATCATTTAATATTTTTTGTCTAAGACCATAAGAAGATTCAAAATTATTTACTGGGTTTTTCATTATAAACCGTACTTCCTTAAAATATCTGCTGGGATGTGGTCTTCAATATGTATTCCATATATTTCTAAGGCATCTAATAAACTTAATTTTAAAGATTGAGTTTCATCTACATGCCTAAAATAATTAGTCAAACTAATGATTATTTCTCTTTTTTTAACTTCTAGCTGATCTGTTATTGTTTTGTATTCTTTAGATAATGTAATATATTGATCATCTCTTCCTTTTTCCATTTCTTTTACAATAATATTTTTTTCATCATTAGACAAACTTGTGCTTGCAAGTGCCTCTCTTTTTTTACTCATAAAATTATTAAAAATTTCTTTTCTTTTTTCTTCTTCTTCTTGTTGGTTATCAAGTTCATTATTTGCAAATTTAATATTAATTACAGGCTCGATATATTCAATAATTTTCATTTTAGATTTAACTACAAACTCCATTTTATTATGATCTGGATCTTTTATTTTAATTTTTTCTTCAGGTTGGCTTGGATCATCGAAAAGACTTTTTTGAGTTGGCTTTTTAGATGCTGGTGCTGCTGGTGCTGGTGCTGCTGCTGCTGGTGCTGCTGCTGCTGCTGCTGGTGCTGCTGCTGCTGCTGGCACTGGTGCTGGTTCTGGTGGTTTAGAAGCGACAGGTGCGTTACCTAAATCTATGTTTCTATTTTTATCAACTTGATCAGCAATTTTAATTGATTGTTCTAATTTTTCTCTAATAAGATGTTCATCCATTACAATTCCACATCTTGTGTCTAAAGGATCAGTGCAAATACCACAAGCACTTTTTCCAGTCTTACATAATGTTAAATAGTTTCTGTGTAAAGCAAATATATATGATTGAATATCACGACTGGCAATTTCTTTAGAAACCACTTTTTCTAATCCACTAGGAAGTGAAATCTCAGAAGATTTTTCTTCTTCTTTTCCTATTTCACTAGCAACAGTTCCAATTCTACTTGATCTTCCACTTCTAGAAGCAATATCCTTATCAATATAATTTGCAACCTTTTCGCCAATAAATTTATCTAATAATTCAGGTTCTAACATAGATTTATCGCCAAGATTAGAAAATATTTTTGCAAATATTACATGATATAATTCTGGAAAATGTTGCATTGCACTCAATCTTTCTGGAGTAATATCATGACTATCTCTATATTTACTCATGTGCAGTTTATTTGCTATAACCTCTGCTATTCTCTTGATAACAATAAACTCACTTGGAGTCTCAACGATGGATTTATAACCACTTACAGATGGGGATAATTCTTTGAATTCAACAGTTGGAATTTCACTTGTACTAGATGCTGATTTAAAATGACACAATGCAAGCGACCCATTGAATGCTATAATAGAATTAATTCTATTCCAAAATGTATTATCTTTACCTTCAGGATCAGGACATAAAAATTTAAATGATTCAATCATACGATTTGGACTTAAACCACCAATTATTTTATCTTCTGTTCCTTGAATACCAATTAAATCATTAATATTTAACAATCCAGCTGCTTTTTTGTCTTCATATTGTTTTTTTAAATCATAATATCTTTGTTCATATTTTCCCTCATGTGGATTCCATATTTCTTCTCCAGTTTTTGTTTTTGGAATATCACCAAAAGAAGAAGATGTATCATCTTCTTCATATCTTCCTTTTTCAACAAGTACTGAACCTGGTAATAAAACTGGCATTTGAACAGATTCCTTAATTTCTTTTTCTTTTTTTACTTTTCCTTTTGTTCGTGGATCATATACAGCTTCATATGGATTATAATACACAATGGTTTTTTTAAACGAAGGTACATGTAAATCTGGGATTATAATTTCATTGCCTTTTATTTCGGCTAATTCATCCATCCCAGTTATTGGATTTTTAACTTTATAATTTCCATCTTTAATCCATTTTATAAACTGTCTCATAGTAATCAAATTTATAAAACTTTTTTTATAAGATTCTTTATCGAATATTTCAATTGCACCATGTTTATCAACTGCATTCTTTAAGTCCTCGTAAAAAGAAAGGCTTTTAGATTTCTCTCCTTCTTCCGTAGAAGCCCTTTCAAGCGAAGTTAAAAGCTGTTCTTCGTCAGATGGAAAAGTAAGTACATCTTTGAAAAATTGCTCGGGGTTTTTTGGATCATAAGAAATTTTATTTAGAAAAGTCAAAAGTCTTTTAGATCCTGAAGATCCAACATGAATATCATTTCCTAAATTTAATAATTTTTCAATAAATATAACTAAATTATCTTTATATCTATCTGGTTCTTTTGGATATACTGAAGAAAGTTCTCCAGTATTTCTACTTGGTTCTTTTGATGCTTTCTTGGGTTTACCGTAAGAATCAATTATAGATTTTGATAAATTATGATTTTCAAAAATTGCTCTAATTTCCTTGCGAATTAAAACTCTTTCTACATCAAGCATGTTTTTGTTTTTTAAAGAACTATGCTTTTCAAAAGAAATTTTATTTTTACTTTCCAAACCAGGTATTTCTTCTTTTTCTTCTCCTGCTATATCAATCTCATCTCCATGCTTTAATGATTTAGAAGAAAGTAATCCAGAAGCTGAAGCAGCAAGCCATTTGTCGTAGTTTTCTTCGATAGTATTGTCATCTGGCATAAGCATGCCGTTAAATCTTTTTTTATTTAAAAATTCATTCTTTTTGTGTGACCATGAAAATGGATCTTCTCTAGGAAAACTTAAGTCAGATCCCATGTCACTACCTGAAGTTCCTTCTATTCTTTGAACCATTTCTTTCAAATGAAGATTTACTTTATATCTTCTAGTAGCTTTTCTATCTTTTATATCTACTACAAAATCACTTGCTTGATATTTTTTACCACCATCAGTGGCAGGAGAGTCCCACCATTCTTTTTGTCCTTCTTCTAGTGTTTTTTCCCATGCTTGTTTTCTAGAACAATGATTAATAATTGTTTCTTCGAAATCTTTAGTGAAATAAATTTTAACTTCTTTTTTTCTTTCAAACAATACTTTTAATTTTTCTTTTTGCTCTTTAAAATTTTCTTCAAAATCTTTTTTTAAAAAACTATCTCTATCTTGCATAGCATCATAAAGAATTTGCATTCTTTTTTTTTCAGCAGATTTGTGATCTTTTGGCAAAAATTGATTTAAATATTTAATATTATCTATAGAAAATAATTGCAACAATGTATGTTTAGTAATATCACCTTGAACAGCTTCATTCAGAACAAAATCTTCTTGTTTTATTTTATTAGACAAATAATCTTCAATATAAAATTTCTTTAGCATAATTTAACCTTATTAATAAATTTACTTATGTAATATATATTATTATGAATACCAATAATATTATGTATTTTAACAGACAAAATAATAATTCTGTTAAATGTAATGATTCTTCAAGTTCTAATCTTGGAGTTTCAGATCCTTTAGATGTATCTCAACTAGGATCAAGAAAAAATCGCAGCAAAGTTATTGCACAAATAAAAGATTATGTTCTTTTAATGTTAGGTGCTCCTGTCATTAGTATCGAATTAGATCAGCAACAACTTGATGCCTGTGTAGATTTATCATTACAAGTTTTAGAAGATTATGCTCCTCGTGAATATTTTCAACTTTATGTATTCTTAACAAGTCCTGGTAAATCTATTTATAAAATGCCTCCAGAAGTAGGATACATTAGAAATATAAGTTACAAAGATGTGCCAACCTTTAACTTTTCTGCTTCAGATTTAGGTGGAGCAATTCCAATTGAATACTTTTATCCTGGTGGTGCCTATAACTCTATTCAAGGTGGCATGATAGATCCAATGCAGCCTATTTGGGGTAACATGGGAGAATGGGTTCTTTACAAACAATACGAACAAATGTATTCAAATGTTGCAAGTAATACAGGCGGTTGGGAATGGCATGGAAGCTATGATCAAATTAAGATTTATCCAATTCCAATGAGAAGTCACAGTGTAATAGTTCATTACATTCAAAAAAACAAAGATTGGAATCGTGTAACACAAGCAATGCAAGAAGGAGCCATAGCCTTTGCTAAAATTATGCTTGGAAGAATTAGATCAAAAATAAAAAATCCTCCTGGTCCAAATGGTGGTGTTCAATTAGATGGAGATACCATTCTTGCAGAAGGATTACAAGAAAAGAAAGATTGGGAAGAAAGACTTTTAACTAGATTTGGAGATGTACTAGGCCCAACTTGGGGTTAATTTTTAATTAGGAGATTAATATGGGCTGTGGCTGTAATGAAATCAAAGTGCCTTGCGACCAAATAATTCATTGTGGTATATCACTTAGTGAATTAAAAAATAAATTTAAAAAATATGTAATTGCTCAAGCAAATTGTAATTCTTTTGACTGTATAATGAATAATGAATATGTAAATTATAATAATGGAGGGGATCAAAAAGGCACACAGCAAAGCATGACAGAACAAGCATGCTTTAGTCAACATTATGGTGGACTTAAAGATTTCCTCAACAAAAATAAATTTTATTTTTTAAGTACATTAGTAAATGCAATAAAACAAAAAAATAAATTCAATAAAACTATTAAAAACAAAAAAGTTGGAATAAAAAAAAGAAAAATTGGAATTAATATGTTGAAAGAAAGCAAAGCAAAGAAAAGACATGCTGTTCTTTTCATGCTAGATTCAATAAATAAATTTAATGGAATTTGCTAATTAAAAAATAATCAAATTTAAATAAAATAAATTTTTAAAGCTATATTATTGATGATTTAATTGTTTAATTTTTTTAAAAAAGAAAAAAAATGAAAAAAACCAACGCTAATAAAAGAATATTTAAATTATCTGATAGTACCACGCCAGAACCTACTACCACGCCAGAACCTACTACCACGCCAGAACCTACTACTACGCCAGAACCTACTACCACTAAAAAACCTACCATTACTACAAAACCTCAAGTTTTAACAACTCTAAAAAATAAAGTAAATGAATTACTTAAAGAATTTGGAAATTGTAAAACTATTTTATGTTTAAACAAAGCATATTTTAATTTTTTTGGGGGGATTACAAAAGCACAGCGTGATGCAATGGGCAAAAAATTAGCATCAATTACTACTAGTATACAAAAAATTTGGAATTATGAAGTGAATATTGAAAAAACAAAGAATACAATTAAAGCTAATAAAAATCAAATTAGCAATTTAATAGAATTGAATGACTGCAAAACAAATAAATGTAAAAATAATATAAACAATCAAATAAAGTTGTTAAGAAATGCAAATGTTTTAAGAAATGAAATTATTAACAAAGATGTAAACGCAAGAAATAAAGAAGAAGAAAATTTAAAATCAATTATAAATCAATTAACAATAAGATATAATAATTATATTTTATCACATTTTATTGAAAATACAAAGAGAGTAATAAAAATCAATAAATATTAATATCAAGAAGCAATATAAGAAATAATTTGATTTGTAGAATCAGATATTAAATAAATCAAATTCGAATTATTTATTGGAAGAGTAATACTTTCTCCAGCACTTAATTCATATCCTGTGGAAATTGTAACGGCATTTGAACTACCAATATAAAGAATTCCAGTATTAAAATCTGAAGATTTTATATTGATAGAATTTTTCAATGTATTTGATGGTAATTGAACTGCTGTAATTCCTATTGCAATTTGTCCTGTTAAAAAACTGTTTCTAATAGATTGTTCATCACAAACAACAACAGGAATAGAATTAGATGCAACTTTTTGACCACGAGAACTTTCAAACATAGTCAAAGAATTGCCAGAATCACCACTTGTATTAATCAAAGCGATGTTTCCTGTAGTATCACTTACTACTACAGAAATATCGCTTTGTCCTAATGTTAAATCTGCCATAGAATACCTTTAATTAAAAACAATATACATTATATGTATCATTTTGTATTATTTTTTAAACATATTAGGATATACAATTAATGCTCTTTTTATTGCATCTTGAATTGTTTCTTCAGGCATTGCGTCTTTTCTGAAGAATGCTACTACTTCATTTACATCATATTTAATTTCATGGAACCCAATTAAATAATTATAAACTCTATCAGCGTTATCTAATTTAAAAGATATTGGTTTCCCTCTTACAAATCTATGCATCCATTTTAATCTTGGATTACAAATTATTTTACCGCCATTCATTCTAACTTTTTCGTGAATATATCCTTCTTCACCAGCAAAACCTTCAAAATGCGGAGAGAACTCAGGCCAATGTTCTCTTTTCATTAACATGAATGCTGCACCATGCATTGGTACTTCTTTCATTTTTCCTTTAACAATTTCATCATCTACATTCCAAGTTCCATAAAATGCACCACGCCATTTTGGTTCTAAATGAGTAGCAACAACATTTCCCATTTCATTTATCAAAGGACCAACCCACATGTTTTTTTTAATTAAATTATAAAAAATTCCATCAAAAATATTATCTACTGCATTTTCACATAATAAAACATGACTATCTAAAAGCAATACATATTCACCTGTAGCATGTTTAAAAACATTATTTTTAGCTCTGGCTGGACCCTTATTAACTGTTTCGTGAATATACTTTGCCCCAGATAACTCACATAAACCTTGTAATCCTTCAGTTTTACCTGGAAAATCATCTACTACCAAAAGCTCTATGTTATCTAAATTTTTATGATGATAAAGTCTTAAAGCTCCAAGAGTAAAAAATGCACCTTCGACATCATCAAAGCAAGCAAATCCAATAGTTAATTTTTTACTCATAAAAATTCCTCTTTTCTATATTATTCTATATTATATTTTAGTTTTGCTAATAAATAAATTACTATGAAAAATTTCAAAGAATACAAAAAAGAAAAATTACAAAATCTTTTTGAAAATGTCAAAGACATAAAACAAGAAGAATTGCTTGATTTTATAGAAATATGTAAAAATTATACATCTAACACTTTTAATACAAAAAATAATATATTATTAGAATCTGTAGAGCACACAAGATATTCTGTAGAAATAAACTATAGAACTAAAAAGGAAGATGTTTTAAGTGGGTTTGCAAAAATAACTTTAGGTTATGTAAGTGCAGCACTTAAAAAAGAAGGATATCATGTTAAATTAATATTTGACGAAGAGCCTTATAGAATAATTGTTACTGCGAGAAATTGGGATGATGGAGGATGGTGCTCATTAATAAGTTACAACCATAAGCTTGATATGTTTGTTTTAAGTAAAGGGTTTTACAATAAAAGTAAGAAAACAGTATCTGTAGTAAATACAGAAAAAATTGATGGTGATTTAAATGCATCAAGCATGACTTATAAATTAAAAAATGTAATGGACGATATTAAACACAAACCTGATAAACACAAAGAAAAACTAAAAGGTATTAATTTAAAAAGAGGTCCAAAAAATTGAAAAAATCATCTGGTATTTTTTATACTGATGGATGGAATTTTTTGATATTACTAAAAAATTCAAAAAATAAAATATGGAGTATTCCTGGTGGAAAACAAGAAAAAAATGAAACCAGTTGGGAAACTGCATGCAGAGAGACAAGAGAAGAAATAGGAACTTTGCCAACTGGGATAGAGATTGGCAAATTTCCAGATTTCCATAAAAAAAATTATTTCGTCACTTATGTTGTTATGATAGAAAAATCTTTTGATTGTACTTTAAGCGAAGAGCATTTAGACTATAAATGGATTAATTTTGATGAAATTAATCAATATAATCTTCACGAAAGATTGCTAAGAAAGATTAATCTATTTAAAAGCTATATCTTTACAATTCACGAAATAAATAAATACAAATTAATCAATAACAACTTGAATGCTGCCAACAGGGTCTTCCGTTAGCAATAATTTTTCTTGATTTTGTTGTAAATTATCAACATTATCATTTAGAGAAACGCTTGGATTTTTAGCCTGAACATGTTCAACTTTTCCTGCTGGCTTAACAATATCGGGTTGATCCAAAATAAGTTTATTTTCGTTCATGATTTTGTCTTCTCCATTATCTATAACTTTAACCAATTTGAGCATTTTATTTCTTACTAATTCTAGAAAAAAACTATCCCCCTTGAATCTTTGCTTTGGTCTAATAAGCTTTTGATTTTCCAGAGTTAATCTTGGCAATAATAAATCTGAATTTGTATTATTTTCATAAAGATACATGCCTTTTCCAGATGATTCATTTTTACTTGACATTATTTATTTTCCTTATTGTAATTTTTAATTATTTTCGCCATTATCTATAACTTTAACTAATTTAAGCATGTTTTCTTTAACTAATTTAAAGAAAAAACTATCGCCTCTAAAGCTTTGTCCTGGCCCTACAAATCTTTTATTATCCAAAGTCACTTTTGGAAGTAAAAAATCTGAATTTGTTTTATTTTCAAAAATATAAATACCAGTACCACCAAAAGCATCTTCTCTTTTTTGTTTATTTTCTGCCATTTTTTCTTCCTTGGTTAATCTTTTTTTGTTCATAGTATATTACTATAGTATAAGCAATTTTTTTTATAAGGTAAAAATGAATATTCCAAATTGGTATGATATTTATCCAAGAGGCACAAAACAAGGCGACAAAGAAGAAAAAGTATTTAAAAGTCTTGCAAGACATAAAAAATGGAAATGGAGAAGTGTATCGGCTTTAGCTAAAGAATCTAATGTGCCAGAAGAAGAAGTAGAAAAAATATTAGATAAGTACTATAAATTGAAAGTAGTTTATCAAAATCCTAATTCTGATACTCAATGGGCTTATTGGACCAATGTCCCAGAAATGATAAATGAAAAAACTGATTCTGTTTTAGATCGTGATCATAAAATGAGAATCAAAGGAATTCAAGATTTTATTGTAATTAATGTTAATAGTCAAGATGACTTCGAAGATATTTTCTAATAAAAAAAGGCTAACATTTCTGCTAGCCTTTTAATTAAAATTAAAGCTTAAATTATTCTTCGGTTTCACCAAATTGACTGTAATTAAACTTTTTAACATCAATTGAGCTATCAGAAGCAGTTGGCCCTAATTTCTGAATTGCATCAGCTGCAACAGGTGTAAAATAGCTAGCAGGATAATGTGCTCTTGCATATCCTTGAGGATATGCCCAATGAGCAATTCCAGCCCTCTTAGTTTTTTCAGTCAACAATGGATAAGTTTCATAAACCCATTCTTCAAATGATAACATAATAACCTTCCTTCTTAATGTTGATATGAATATGTATTTAAATACTCATAAAAATTTATAGTTTTGCAAACTATGTTCTTATACTATTTATAGTTTAGAGTTTAAATTTATTAAATAAAATGTCAAAACAAGAGATAATTCTTTTACCAAAAATACAACACATTGATGGATTTTTTGAAAAAAATCAAATCTTTATATGCTCATGCTGTGATTTACCTAGCGAAAGCACTTATTTTTCAAACAAAAAAAACAAATGTGCTTTTTGTAATCTAAATGATTACAACAAGAAAAATACTTTGATTTTTACTTTTAAAAATTTTATATATAATTTAAAAATATCAAAACTTGATTTCTTGGATAAAATAATCAAAATATTATCAAAATATAAATTTGTAAATGCAAATATGGAAATGCTTGTTTTTTTCATAAACTTTAAAAATATAAACTTAGATAATTACTCTTGTTTTGAAAATTATTTAATTAGTTTTTTTGAAGAAATATTTGAATTTCTAAATATAAAAAATAATTTTAAAATAGAAAGGTCAAAGTTTTGCAGTTCTTACATTACAGCAATAAACAAATTCGCAAAAGAAAAAAAAAGACCTTTAGGAAAAAGAATATTAATGCCATGTTTTAATATTGAACATAAAATTTCAAAAAGAGAATTAATTAACTTAAAAAATATACTTGTATAATATATTTCAAAAGCATATAATTAGTAAGATGTTTTTTTCAACTCAAGGAGATTCAAATGAAGACTTGTACTAAGAAATCGCCCAGTAAGACTAGCACCAATGGAACTATTAAGTTTCAAGTAAAGAAAACTACTGTTAAAGGAAAAGATTATTATGAAGCTATTTGTAATATTGATGGATTGAAACCTACAAAACTTAGCAAAATGTCCACGGATTGCACTTTGTTTGAAAATAAGAGTGCAATTGTTTCTGCTTGTAATGCTAGAGCAAATAAGCTTAGCTGCAAGAGTTATATTGTATTGCCAACCGAATAATAAAATATTTAAAATATAATTTTAAAAGACAGTTATGAAAATAACTGTCTTTTTTTTTGGTTGATACAATAAATAAATTATATTACTCTGAAAATTTAAATAAGGAATATTTATATGGATAAACCAAATAAAATTAAAAATACTAGTGTCCCAGCAAAGCCATCTAAAGTTATGCCAAAAACACCGCCTAATTCTCAAATAATAAACCAGCAGGTACCACAACCAACACAACCACCAAAAAAAGGATGCGGTTGTGGTGGCGGTGGTGGCTCTGAAAGAGCAAAAATAGTAAGAAGAATTATTAATGTTAAAAGAAAAAGTTAAAACTTAGAAAGAGGAAAAATGTGTGGATGTAATAAAGCTAAAAGTTCAAACAGAACTTTAAATCAAGTTCCAATTCAAAATAAAATAGTTTCAAGTTTTATAACTAGATCTAATATTTTACAGAAAAATGTAAATCCATCTGGACAAAATTCTCCTTTGCCAACTAATCAAAATAAGCTTAGTAAAAACGGAGAAATTATTAGAAAAGCATTATTGGAAAAAAACAAAAACAAAAATAAGAAATATTTTAAATAATGCATATATAAGTTAACCCCTTTTAGGAGAAAGAATTATTATGTTGAATTACAACAATTGGAAAAAATTAAACGAAAACCTAGGATCAGTAAACCTCGGTCTTTCTGGCACTCACAACCTAGGAATCATGATGGATCAACGCATGAGTGATTTCATGCCTTCAGAAGAAGATGAAGTAAAAAACAAAAACAAAAACAAAAACAAAGAATATGAAGATATGGAAGAAGAAGACATAGAAGAAATTGAAGATAATGAAGATGAAGATGAAGATGAAATGGAAGATGAAGATGAAATGGAAGATGAAGATGAAATGGAAGATGAAGATGAAATGGAAGATGAAGATGAAATGGAAGACGAAGACGAAGATGAAGAAGACGAAGATGATGAAGACGAAGATGATGAAGACGAAGACGAAGACATGGAAGAAGATGAAGATGAAGAAGGCGAAGACATGAAGGAAAAAAATTGTTGGTCCAAATGTGGATCTTACATGGCTTCTGAAAACACCATGCCAAAGCATATTCCTTCTTTTAAAGATTGGCAAAAAAGTGTTTCTTCAATGCTTGATAATGCTTGTGTAACACAAGCTAATTTTGATGGTATGGTAAACGAAGCATATGGTGCAGGTGTTGATAATCCACTTGAAAAATTTAAAAGTAAATTAACTGGATCTAATTTTAGTACTCAGAAATTAAGTGGTTTAGCCAAAGAGATAATCAAGGCATTACATGATTCTTTTGTAGATAAAATGTCTGATAATAGTGCAAAGACTAAATTAATGAATGCTATTAAGTCTGCTTTTAATGCTGCTGCTGCTGAAGTAGAATCTGAAGATAAAGCTGAAACTGTACCAACTAATACAGGTGCAACCAAAGCTGCGATGATGAAAATGAATAAAATGAAGAAAATGAAAAAAATGAATAAAATGAAGAAAAAGTAATTATTAATTAATAACTTTAAAGCCCTGTGTAATCCACAGGGCTTTTTTATTTGCTTTTTATTTTTATTTACTTAAAATGCTTTTATGATCAAAGAAGCATTTATAAAATATCTTGATTTTGGCTATCAACCAATACTTTTGCATTATGGTGCAAAAGTTCCAATATTTTTCAAGTGGCAAAAAAACTACAATCATAATAATTATTTGCCATTATTAGATAATGGAAAGAAATACAACATTGGCTTGCTGCTTGGGAAAATAGTTGATATAGAAGGTGACTCAGAAGAAGCAAACGAAATATTAAACAATAACTTTATGATGATTAATCATCCTATTTACAAAAGCAAAAAATCTTATCATCATTTATTCAAAAATACCTTTAGGAATATATCAAGAATTCAAATTGGAAGAATTGAAATTAGAGGATATTGCCACCAATCTGTAGTTCCGCCTAGTAATGTAAATTCAGAAAAAGGCTATGCTTGGATAGAGGATCTAGTACATTATAATGATTTACCAGAAATACCAATTGAATTCGCAAAGTTTCACAACCTTCCTTCACTTAAAAGAATATTTAAGCAAAAAGCAAGAGGTGAAGGATTATCTGTTATTTGGTGTAGTAGATGCAGGAAAAAAAAGCTATTAAATGAAAATTTAATAAGCAATATTTTATCTAAGCCTGAAAAATGGCGTTGTAAACCATGCAGAAAAATTGATTAATATCTATTGTTTTCAATTTCTGCAATTATATGCTCAGGTAAAAAGTTATAAATGAAGGCTAAATATTTTTTAATTTTGACAAAATCACTTTTATTCAAGGCAACTGCTAGTTCAAAATAATCATATCCAAAAACATTAACATAATCTTTTGATGTATCATAAAACTTATGATAATCTCCACTTTCTAAACATGAATAACAAAAAGAAATAATTTCATATATCAGTTTTGCAATATTACTATTTTCTGATTTAAGCCAAAAATTGCTTAAGAAATAATATGATATTTCACTTCCATATTTTGAATAATCTCCAGCTTGAAAGAATTTTTTTCTTATGACTTGATCATGATCATCATCAATAAAATACATTGGAACAGCTAAGAATAAATCTAATAATTTTACAAATATATCACAGTTTATATTGTTTAAAAACAAGTCACTGTTAATTGTCAAAGAACTTAATGAAGGCATAATAATACTTTTATAAACATTTTTATTAAAAATATTCATTTCATAAATATTTTTAATTTTATTAATATTATCATTGCATTCTTGTAATTCACTTTGTTTGTTATAAAAATCTACATTTTCTTCTAATTCTAAAAACTTAGCATAGGATATTTCTGCATTAATTAAATTTAAGCTGTCACTTAAAACATTAATATTTTCGCTTATTTTTTTAATAAAGTCATATTCTGAAGTTGCTTTAAAGCGTAATGCAAAATAAAAAAAGTTGTAAGTGTAATTTGGCAAATGAAGCGGTTTGTTTTTTTTATTTAATTGCTCAATAACATTATAAGAATTTATAAAAGAGTTATTTTGAGTCACAAAAAAGCTTGAATTTGTGCCAATGATCAAAATAGTCTCCTAATTTTGAAATTTAATATATTATTATAACATATATAATAATCTAAAACAAAAAAAATCAATCTTTTTATAAATAAAATATGACCAAAGATAATGATTTGAGTAATATTTTAAAATATAAATATTCAGGTGGTTTCGATAACGAAGATTCAAATAAATCTATCGGTGGCGACATAAGTAATTATAATGTAAGTAATTTCAAACAAAACATTTTCAATAATGTTACTGAATCTGATTACAATCAAGGGCTAATTGACTATAGATGTGTGTATTTGGAAAACATATCAAACAAAAGAATTCACAATTTATCTGTTGTCCTAGATGATTTTTTTAAAGGTGCAATATTTAGTCTTGGTTTTAATTTTAAAAACGATATTCAAACAATAACAATAACTGGAGGTGATTTTATTAATGATCAATCATTAACATTCTCATTTAATAGTAGAAACTTTATTGTTAAATATAATACAAATATTAATATTTTTGTAAATAATTTTCAAAAATCAATTAATAAAATCTTTAATTTAAAAGATGTTACAGTTAATGGAAGTTACGCAAATGGAAATAGTGTTTTAATTATTTATTTTCAAGGAAGTTCAGGATATAAACAACAACCATTAATAAAAGTTGAAAGCTATACGCTTACTCCTGTTCCAATAATAACAATTATAAAAAAACAAAATGGTAGTCCTGTTAATTGCATTCAAGAAAAATTAAATAATACTTTGCAATCGCCTTCTAAAATTGATTTTTTAGATGGAGGAACAAAAATTGAATTTGTATTCTTAGAAGTAGGTGATTTTTTGCCTATTTGGTTGCGAAGACAAGTTTTTTCTGGTATTGTACCAATTGAAAATGATGGATGCAGTATTATTACAAAAGCTTTAATTGAATTCAAAGGATAAATAATTATGATAGAATCAAGAAAAGTTTATTTTACTGTATTGATAATAATATTTTTAATTCCACATTTATTTGCAAGATTTCAAGAAAACGAAACTGATTTTAAAAAAGATGATACCTATAGTACTTATTTAAAAATAAAAAATAATTTTAACGATGAAAAGTTTTGGAATTCATCGGAAGCCTCTAAAAATAATAAAATAATAAAATACGATGAGTTTGATGACATAAAAAAAAATATCATAAAACAAATTATTGTTAAGTCATGTAAAACTGCTTTGTCTAATAAAATTACTGACCTTAATAAAGAAAATAAAGACGAAGACCAAAAATTAATTTATAATTATAAAAATGCAATAAAAGATCTTGATAATATTGATAAAAAATTAAAAATTTATCTTTATGCAATAAAGCCAGAGTGGTTTACTGAATTGGATAAAGAAATCTTTTTAGGAATTAAAAATGAATGATATATGTTTTTTTGATAAAACAAAATGTCTTAACATTAAAAATGTAGTTATTCATTTAACGCTAGAAGATGGAAAAGAAAAAAATCACAACTGCTGTGAGGAATGTATATACAAAATAAAAAAAAATAATAATTTAATAGAAACTGAACGAAATGAATTAAGTAATAAAATAGAAAAAAGATGTCCCGAATGCCAATCAAATATTATTGATATTTGTAAAAAAAGAGCAGGATGCTCTTTGTGCTATGTTTATTTCAAGAAAGATTTTGAAGAAATACTAGAATCTTATCATGGTTCAAAAAAACACACTGGTAAAATAGCATTAAATAAAAAAGAATCTATACTTGTTTCTCATGTAATAAATGATTTAGAAAAATTATTTAAAAACAAAGAAGAATCTACTCACATTAAAGAAATAATAAAAAACATAAAAAATAATTAATTTAATTTTGAAACAAGTAAATCTTTTTCTTTAATTATTCTACTTAAATTTGATTTATTTTTAATCATATTAATCAAATCTATTAAATTTGTAATTTTCTCTCTGATTGTTTCAATGTTCTTAAGCTCTACCCATTCTGAAAAACTTTCTGGATTTATAATACCCATGCCTTGCCAAAATCTAGAAGTTCCTTGCTTTGCCAATAATTCTTCTAAATTTTTCACAGTCTTAGAATTTTCCTTGAAAACCTCTCTGTAATCATCTGCATTCATTGTAGCATTTGGATCAATATTTCTTTTAGAAGATAAAATTAACGCTGCTACACCAACAGCAAATGGGCATGCCATGCTAGATCCACTCATGTAAGCATAAGTATTTTTTGGAACACTACTGTAAATTTTAACGCCAGGTGCTACAAAATCTAAGTTTGGCCCTGTACAACTAAAACTTGCTCTTAAGCAATTCTCATCTACGGCACCAATTGATATAGCTTCTGTATATGCAGCAGGATATAAAAGCTGCTCTGTATTACCTGCATTTCCAGCAGCAACAAAACAAACAGTATTATTCTTTGCTGCATTTTCTATTGCAACTCTAATTTCTTCGATTGGATCTCTTGTTCCCAAAGACATGCAAATAATATCTGCTTTTACACTTACAGCATAATTGATACCGTTTAATACAGCTTCCATATCTCCAGCACCATAATTATTTAATACTTTGATTGGTATTATTTTAGCTTTAGGTGCTATTCCAACTATTCCAAAATCATTGTTTTTTGCTGCAATAATGCCTGAAACATGAGTTCCATGAGAATTAAAATCTTGAGGAGGCAAATCTTTTTCTACAAAATTAGCACCATTTTCTATATTTTCTTTTAAATCACTATGCTCTAAATCAATTCCAGTATCCAAAACTGCCACTTTAACATTCTCACCTTTGGAAAATTTCCATATGTCTGGTATATTGAAATTAGTTATTTGCCAGCCTAATTTTTGCTCTTCGCTCTGAAAAGAGATAACATTTTCTTTTATATAAGGAAGTAAATTGCAAGGTATGTTCTTTAAATTTCTATTGTTCATAAATTTAATTTCCAAAAAATATAAGATTAAAATATATATTATGTGACAATTAAAAATGTGTAACTATGAACTAATAATAAATGAATTAATAAAAAAATGTGTAACAATGAACCAATAATAAACAGGTCTACATTTACTGAGCTTTGTCCAGGACAAGGCGGAAGTATAATGGATGAAACAAAAATTTTGTTTCCGATTGGACCTGGCCCTACAACTCAACTTAGACATAGAGCAAGAATTGTAATAGGTGGAGAAAACCTAGAAGAAATTTGCAGCATTCAGAATACTAGTGCAGAAGGCTGCGAATATGGAATAGTAACAAGAAATATTCCACATGTAACAAATATATTTCCAATATATGAAGAAAAAACAAATGTAGTTTTAAGCAATACAATAATTTTAAATTATCTTGTTGATTCTGGTAAAAGCTTTAACATATCTGGTTTTAATGTAAGCGGTGATCTTCCAGCTAAATATAAATTAATTATTCAAGATGATTTATTAAATAGTCAAACATATTTCACATACAGAACTAATGCGGGAAATTTAAATGGAATATTTAATCTTGCCACTTCAATTGGCTCAATTCCAGAAGGATATAGAATTAAAATTGTTGGAAATTTAATTTCTTCGTATAATGGAAACCCTCCAGCTGCAAATTACGAAGCAACACTTTTAGGATTTGAGACTACAAACATTTAAATATTTAAGTAAAAAAAATATCAATTACATTCAATGTAAAATATTTAATTTTTAAAAAATCATTTATATATTTAAATATATTTTTCAATATAATATAATACATAATATTAAATATTATATTTAAAAGTAGGAATAATATGCCTGATATAAATACTGGTTTAGGCGTTACAATATTCGGAGATGGCTACACTGGAGATTCTGGACAAGCTGATTTAGTAGCTGTTGTTATTAACAACGCTTTAAAAGTTGATAATAGCGGTGTTGTTCAACCAGTATCAGGAACTATATTTTCAAGTAATTTAACTACGGATAATACTAAAGTTGTAAGTGAATATGGAGAAGTAAATTCTGTTGCTCCATACTCAAGTGGCGATATTTATTACACTCTAGCCCCCTCTACAACACTTTATTTAAAAGGCATTATGGCAAGTTCTTCTGGAGGGCCATGTAAAGTAGTTGTTGATTATGGAGTATTAAATGCAGGAAATATTATTAATGCGACTACTATCGCTACAGGATTTTACTCAAGTGCAGTTCCTTATATTTTAATGGAATTTGTTCAAGCAGAAATAATAACATCTACCCTAGATCCTTACGGTATTAGAGTTAGAATAATAAATAATAATCCTAACCATCAAAATGTCTACGCTAAAATCATGGGACAAAAAGAATAATTCGTTTTTATTTTCTTATTTAAATAAATAAAGTATGCATATTATTCAATACTTAATGAATTTGAATTTGAAATGCTTTGCTTATGATGGGCAAGGCAAAGTAACCCTTTCTGGGGTAGCATACACATCAATTAGTATATTTGAATTTAGATCAATTTTAAAATTTGTTCCATTCGATATTGGCTATGATTTAAAAGGAATAGAATGGCGTATTGTAAATGTCTATTATGAAAATAATATTTCTTTTTATGATGCTTTTAATGGAATTAATATTGTTAGATTTGATAATTTTAATTTATTTAATGCTGCTGAAATTAACGCAATACATCAAAATAAATTAGACAATGAAATAGAAACAATCATCAATAAAATTAATCAACTAAACTCATATGTACCTACTCCAGAACCTGAATCATTGAGTTTATCAATTAAATTTAGACCAGATGATATTGCATATGATGTTTACGGAATTCAATGGAAAATTAAATCAGTATTGAAACAGAATAACTCAATTGTTATTAACGCAAGCAATAAATCAGAAAATAGAATATTTAATGAAAACGAATTGCGTGATTCATCTGAAATTGATGATTTTTATCAAAACAATCTTAATTCAAAAATTCAAAGTGTAATTGATAAAATAAATGAATTAGAATCAGTATCTTTAATAAAAAATAAATTTTCCAAAGGAGAATTATGTTTTGATAATAAATTACATGTTTGGACTGTAGTCAATGTTTTAAATTCAAAAAATGAAATTAAATATCAAGCAACAAATGGAAAAACAACAAAGATATTTAATGAAAATGATTTAAAAAAAAAATCTTTAAAATAAATAATATATGAACTACAATTATACTGGCAGTGGCAAAATAAGATTTGGTCTGTGTACTGGTTACTTTAAAAGAATTAACATATTCCATAAATTCAATGTTGGAGATATTGCGTGGCTAAGTTACAAAGCAAAAAAAGGCAAATTAGAATCTATAAGCATTAGAAAGTTAATTTTTACAGGTGGACCTTATTCAACAAATAAAATGGTTGTTCTTTATAAAGACAATACTAATTTTTTTTATAATCCAGATGAGCTTGTTACTAAAAACGAAGCAGTAGAATTAGCAAAATCTTATTTTTATGATGAATTGTTAAATTTAGTAGAAGCAAAAAATACATGTGTAATTACTAAAAATTTAGTTGCCGAGAATAATAATTTATAGTTCTTCTGGTAAATAATCAAGATATTCAATAAAATCTTCACAGGTATGCATTTTTAGTTTTGGCCAAAAATCTTTATTTAAAAATATGTAATCACAAGATTCTTTTCCTATTTCTTGATATTTAGAATTATATCTAGTCTTTATAACATGTGCTGGTTTACCACATAATGCCATAAATGTTTTAATCCATGTATCCATTGATACTAAATCATCACAAGAAATAATAATTTGCAAAAAAACATTAAAGTCAATTTGTTGACTTAAACCTCTGTAATTAATAAGTTCGGAGTCTGTAAGCCAATAACAATTCTTATTAGGATAAAATCCCAAATTTTTTAAATCATTTTTGCTACTTGCAGTAATTACTTCATAACCTTTTTCTAAATACTTTTTCACAATAGTATTATATTCTTGAATATTTAAGTGTCTTCTTCTATGTTCGCATTTATGCGAACCAGAAGGACAAACTATTGCATATTTCTTATCTCTTTTTTTAATTCCTATTAGCTTAACCCATTCTGTTCCAAATACTAATCTGTTCTTATACTTATCAGTATTTTTTCTCCAATCTCCATAATCGCATCTATCTGCTAAATGTGCAGATAAAGTAAAATTAGGATGACTAGTAACTTTTTTATAAAGAGTATTACAATATTTTGTTCCCATTAAATTCTTGTAAGTAACATATTTTAAATTAAAATAATCTAGAAATTTTTTAGCAAACTGGTTTGATTCATCGTTTGCTAAAAAAATTATATTTGCTTTTTCGTTATTGTAACAAACAGCAAGAAGTAATAATAAATCACCAACACCACCAAATGTTAAATAAACATTTTTGTCACCATTCATAAATTCATCTAATTCAGAAATAAATTTTAAAAAATTTATTTCTTCTCTATCTGAATCATTTCTAATAATAGAAGATCTTCTTACTTGAAAGTTATTTTTTTGCAACAATTCATTATTCTGAACATGAACCTTTTCAACTAATGAGTTTTCTTTAATGTTAAATTGATTTTTCAATTTATCATAAGTGTTAGATCCTATATTTTTATGATTTTGTATAGCAATTTTAATTTGCTTCTGAATATCTTCCCTTGAAAGATATGATTTTATGCTATTCATATTTAATTCTTTATTGTTCATTAATTAAAAAAGTATTAATTCTTTATTTTCTATCGACATTTAAATCATCTTTTATAGAATTATCTAACTCTACAGGATTATCTACTTTCAAATCTTCTGTATGAGATACATGATTTTTCACATAATTCCAATCCCTCATAAAATCATCAACATTATCATATGGAACTAAACTTATACTATTAAGAAGCATCGCTCTGTTGTTAGATGCTGTACTTTTAAAATCACTACCGTGTTTTTCCTTTAAATCTTGAATGGTTCTTTGAAATTTCTTAAGAGGAGTTTTTTCCAATGAAGAAAGTCTATTTATATTTGCGAAAGGACTATTAAAATCAACCTCTTTAATAATATTTTTTTCCTCAAACTTACTTTCATTTAACCAAGAATTAAATTTCTTCATTTTTTTCCTTTCAATTTTTTAAAATTTTTCTTCTTTTTTTATATATCTCTAATTCATCATCTTTATCATTTAAATATTTTTTAATTTTACTATGCCATGTTACAATTAAATCTTCTGATACTCCTAATAATGCAGACAATCCATCAGGATCATTTAATAATAAAATAAAATCATCCCAAAAATCATCACGAATATTTTTACCAAAAGATATTATTTCTTTTATTTTTTCTTCTTTGTTTGAATCTGTAGATTTAGAAAGCTTTTCAATTAAAAATCCTAATGATGCCATTATTTCCTTTTATGTTTCTTGGGACAATGTTTTTTTAAATATAAACATTCAGGAGTGTTCTCTATTCCATTAGAACTGAATGTATCTGCTGGTCCAATATATTTAGAACGCACACCTGCTTTTGAAAAAGGTTCATCGTTTACCCCTGTTCCAGTAAGTGGTCCAAAATAATTATGAAAAGCATATTCTTGTAATTTTAACCATTCTTTAAAATTAATCATAATTTATTTATTATGTTATAATAAATATTTAAAAGGTTTTAAAATGAAAAATTTTGGTCCACAAATTAATTCTTCAGAAGAAGCACTAAACAATATCAATTGCAAAAGTCCTTTAGGACAAAGCAATAATATTGATCCGCCTCCTGGTTACTGTAATAAAGATCCTTTAAATCAAAATAATGTAGATGGAGCTAAAGAAAGTTGGTTTACTGATTCGCAAAATACAAAAACAAATTTAGGGCAAGAAAATAATTGCGATCCAATTCAAAGTGGAAAAATTATAAATGATCTAGAAACTCCAGTGCGTGATACAGTTTTTAGATATGCAAAATCTTTGCGTGGAACAGATGAAGCTGTAATGGGATTGTTTAGAAATATAGTTGTTATAGATGAATCTGGCAAAGCACATCCAATTCCTATTATCTGGGGCACACAAGAAAGAGCCGTTGCTTTTATGCTCCAAGAAAACGCAAGAAAAGACGATACATTAGTTGTTGATAGAATAAGAATTCCAATGATGTCTATAAGTAGCACTGGGTATTCTTTCAATCAAAATCGTTATACATATCATGCAGCAGTAAATTATCTTAGAGATGTAAAAGGCAAGCCAAGTTTTTATGGATCTGAAAAATATGAAAAAGATACAGTCTTTGGAGTTTCAAGAGGAATACCAATTGATGTTTCTTATAAATTAGGAATATGGACTTTGTATGTTGAAGATATTAATCAAATTTTAGAACAAATTTTTTTAAAATTCTCACCTATTTCATATATAACTGTACGAGGTATTAATTGGGAGATTCCAGTTAAGCTTGATTCGATTGCAAATAACCTAAATCAAGAACCAGGTGATGCTGCATTAAGAGTCATAAAATATGAAATCTCATTGACTGCCGAGACTTATGTAGCACAACCTCTTGTGAGAAAAAAAACTGTTTTGGAAACAAGAACAGAATTTGTAAATGGCTTAAAGGAAGAAGACATTACAGAAGTAATCGGAAGAATTGAAGAATCGGTTAAGGAGTTAAGTAAATGATTGAAATTACAAACAAGAAAAAATACCCAGTGCAAATTGTAGTTAAATCTACAAAAATACCAAATTCATTCACTTGCTTGAATATTCCAGGAATTGGCAAAAAAAATAATATTTTTTTGTTACAAGATGAAAGAGCAACTGAATATATAGATCGTGCTGTTGAAGCAGGATTAATTACTACTAAACGAACCGTATAAGAAAAAAGGGAGAAAAATCATGGCATTATTAAAAGGCTTTCCACCTTCAAATACTATTAGTCCTTCAGTAAGAATTGCTGAGAGAGACTTAAGCTTTTATGGAGATACTCTTCAAAGCGGAACCATTGGGGCTTTCGTTGGATTTGCATCAAAAGGCCCAATCAATCTACCTACACTTATTAATAACCAAAATGATTTAACTAGAGTTTTTGGCTATGCACATCCTGATACTGGCGATCCTTATCTTATTTATGCTGCTTCACAATATCTTAGATCTTCACAAGCTTGTTATATTTTAAGAGTTGCAGAAACAAATACTGTTGTTGATTACGCTGCAACGACTGCAAGCGTTGATTTGACTGCTGCTGGTTCTGTTGTAGAAATTCATTCAAACTATATTGGAGCTTACAATACCTATGTAATTTCTAACGATAGTTTCTTTAGATGGAAACTAAATGGAACTTTGGCTTCAAAAATTGTTGTAGTTCCAACAGGAACTTATACAGCTGCTGAAATTGTAAACTTATTAAACGATCAATTAATTCCAGATATTGACGGTATTGAATTCTTCGTTTATACTGATGGCTTCAGCGATACCCTTGGCGTAAAATCAGTTTGGGCATATGGAAACGAAGCCTCTATTGAATTTGTTTCTGTTTTAAATTCACTTTATGGCGAAAATAGTGAAGTTGGTCTTGGAACTGGAATGATGACAGCTGAAAGTACTGGTGCTTCTTCTAAATACCCAACTTCCGATCCTTATCAAGCAGATGGCAGCTATGATTTTACTGGTCTTACTAGTCAAAGTTTAGAAATAGTAGTAGATGGAACTGATAATCCAAATATTGATGGAGTAATTCAAGTTATATCTCTTGCTTCAATTGAAGGATCTAATCAAGTAATTGCAGATGTAGTATCGGCAATCAATACTGAGATATTAAACTTACCAGGTGGTTTTTATGCAAAAGCCATTGGAGATAAATTAGCATTTGAAACTCTTCATAATGGTAGAGATGCAAAAATTTTAATAAAAACAAATGCAACTGCATCAGTTGTATTTGGATTTACTGGAACTACAGCAATCGGTGTTTCTCCTGCTGGAAGCAGTTCAGATATAAATGTTGATACTTTAGGTATAATTAATGGCGTTTCTTCGACAACTGATGTTAGCATGACTATTACTGCTGATTCAGCTGGTATTGATGGAAATGATACTTCTATTCTTATTGAAAACGATCCTGAGACTGGTAATTTTAATCTTTTGGTTTTCAACAAAGGATTTCAAGTCGAAGCTTGGGGTCAATTATCAAAGAATCCTGGCAGTCGTTATTATATTGAAACTTACTTGAATCTTGTTAGTGACTATATAAGAGCTATTGATAATACACTTGTTGCTGCTCCACCAGCAAACAATAGCCCAGCTGGATCTGTTTTAACTGGGGGAACTGATGGTATTCCACCTGATCCAGATGATCAAGATTCACTTTTGATTGGAAATCGCATATCTTATACTGGTCTTTGGGCATTAAGTGAGCCAGATCAGCTAACAATTGATGTCGTAGCAGTTCCTGGGCATTCCTCAACAAGAGTTGTCAAGGCCTTGATTGATATGTGTACAGAGCGTGGAGATGCTTTTGCAATAATTGATCCACCTTTTGGATTAACTGTTCGTGAAATTATTCAATGGGCAAATGGTGTTCATCCACTAAATAGTTTCCCTTTAAATACTGACTTCGCAGCTTTGTACTGGCCTTGGTTAATGATTAACGATGCAGACAATGGAATTAATGTTTGGGTTCCACCAAGCGGTTCTGTTTGTGGCGTTTATGCACAAAACGATAATAATGCTGGTCCTTGGTATGCTCCTGCTGGTCTTACCAGAGGTGTTTTAAATAATGTTTTAGATGTTTACAATAGGCCAACCTTAGCAGAAAGAGATCTGATGTATGGCAATGGCAATGCTATAAATCCTATTGTTACATTTGCTGACACCAATGGTTTTGTAATATTCGGACAGAAAACATTACAAAGGCGACCAACTGCTCTTGATCGAGTAAATGTTCGCAGAATGATGTTTTATGTTGAAAGACAAATTAAAAATAGTGCAAAATCACTATTGTTTGAACCTAACGATGAATCAACAAGAAGTCAATTTGTTTCATTAGCAAAAAGAATATTAGATTCTGTATTAATACAAAGAGGATTAATTGCTTACACAGTTGAATGCGATGAAAAGCTAAATACTCCTGATGTTATTGATAGAAACGAATTGAGAGCAAAAATTGGCATAATTCCAACTAAGGCAGTAGAATTCATATTTATTGAATTTACAATACAAAGAACTGGCACTATTTAATTTAAATTTAAGACAAGGAGAAAAAAATGGCAACACAAATGGGTTTAGGGTTACTGGGAACTGCTGATAATATTTTCAAAAGAAAATTTCGTTGGACTATGGAATTTTTTAATGTTTGTAGAAAAAAATACATAGCACCATCTTTTGTTAAGGCTGCAAATAGGCCAAGCTTAACAATTGAAGAAACTGAAATTAATTATTTAAATGGAAAAATGTGGATTCCTGGCAAAGGAACTCCTGATACTACTCAAGTAACTTATTATGATATAGCAAGTGGTGAAGGTGGCGATGTTATATCAAGCTTATTTACTTGGTTGGCAACTGTGTATAACTTTACAGATCCTATTGGTCTAAGTCAATCTTCAAAACAAGCTACTATTGGTGGTTACACTGCCGATGAAGGGGTATTAACTATGCTTGATGGCTGTGGCAATACTATTGATAAATTTATTTATCTAGATTGTTGGCCTACTCAAATAAATTTTGGAGAATTAGATTATTCTTCAAATGATGAATGTACAATTGATGTGACTTTAAGATACAGAAACTTTCAATACATTCCCAATAGTGCCTGTGCTAAAGATTTCGATATTTATTGTGCTGGCTGTGGAACATTTGACGAGAAACAACCTGGCTCTGTTGGAAATCAAACTCAACCAACTGGTTGAGTAATACTCAATTATTTAATAAAAAGCTTGCATTTAATAATGCAAGCTTTTTTTATTTAAACTACTATATAATCATATGGCATATCAAATGGGGTTAGGAAATTTAAGTAATGCAACTTTTAAAAGAAAGTTTCGTTGGTTATTTTCTATTGATAATATTATTGGAGGTAGCGTTAATGCTCTTTTACCAAACAAAGGAGCTAGACCAACCTTAAGTTTTAAATCACAAACATTTGAACATTTAAATGAAACAATATCATTTCCAGTTAAGCCTGAATGGAAACCAATTAATATTGTTTTATATGATACGAAGTGTAATATGAATCCTATTTGGACAAATTGGATTAAACCTTTTTACAACCCAAAAGATGGAAATTATAATTATGTACTTGATGCCAAATATAAAAAACAAGCACTTTTAACCATGCTTGATGGTTGTGGAAACACAATAGAAAGCTGGACTTTTGAAAATTCATATCCTGAAGAAATTAATTTTGATGATTTAGACATGAGTAGCAATGATATTTTAAATATCTCCCTGTCATTAAAATATGACAGGGCGTATTTTAATGACTAAAAATTACTTTTCCAAGAATTGGTTAGCATTAATAATATCACGAAATTTTTTAAGCAAATCTTCTAAGTCTTTTGGTTTACATTTTAAAATTCTACATGCACCACTTTTATTAAGCCTTCCTTTTTTTGTATAAACTTTATTTTCGTTCAAAAGCAAAGTATCTATGATTTGTTTAAATCCAGCATCTTCAATTTTTTGTAAAAGTTCTTGTCTTTCTAAAATTTCAATAAAATCTTTTATCACATTTATCCTTTCGTTATATAATATTTTATCGTATAAATTATAAAAAACAAACTATTTTATCTTAATGAGCAATGAATATTTAAATAACAGGACATTTGAAAAATTAATTATTAATTTTCAAGAAACGAAAAAAAATAAATTAAAATATGAAATACTTCATGAAGATGTAGAAATACATAAAAAAAACAGCAAAGATAAAGTTTTATTCATACCGCTTACTCAGCCATTAGAAGCTCAGAAAAGCCATTTAGAAGCACAAACTGAATTAGCTAAAGCTTTCTACACTTTGTCAGAGAACATCGTTAAATACGCAAAGTTCAGCCATATAGATCAAGATGATTCTATTCAAGAAGGAGTTGTAATTTGTTTTGAAAGAGCAGAAAAATTCGATCCTGCAAAGGGTAAAGCTTTTAATTATATGACTACATGTATTCTGAATCATTTTAAACAATTGTATAGAGCAGCTAGAAATTACCAAGAATTGAAGCGTAGAATAAATGATATGTATCAAAAATCAATGTCGAGTACTTATTCTATGAAAATAAAAGAAAACTATTATAGAAATAATAATTTTGACAATGATTAAAAATTTTTACAATAATCTAATAAATCTTTTTAATAATCCATTTAGCTTAAAAGATTTATCAGAAATAAGAGATTATTACGAAAAGAACAATTTAAAGAATCATGCTAATATTTTCAATCAAATAATAGTAGAGAACAATAAAGTTGAAAATAACCGCAGTAATATTATTCCATGATGAAAACTACAAAGATTTAAAGAAAACTTTAATTTCTTTAAATGAAGAAGTTGATGATATTTATATTATCACTACTTCGACATTACCAAAAGACATAGAAGAACAACCAACAATTGTAATTATAAAAGACAATTCATGGGAAGAAGATTATTCAAAGCTAAGAAATAAAAACAATCATATCTTGCCAAATAATTTACTTTTAAGTATTAATGTTGGAGAAATTTTAATTACTAAATCAATTAAATCATTAGTTGAAAATAAAAATTGCAAAATTTCTATTGTTTACGACACTACAATTGTTAAAGAAACTAGAATATGTCTTAAAGAAAAATTTATTTTTTCAAATAAAGTATTTGAGTCTATAGAAGACCAAACATTTGAATTAAACAAAGGTATTTTTATAAATGCAACAAATTGTAAAAGAAAAAATTACAAAGAAATACTTGAAAAATGGCATATTCAAGAACCTTTGAATAATCAGATAAATTATTACAAAGCCATGAATTTCTTAATTAATGGAGAATATGATAATTTTATCTGCGAAGCAGAAAAATTTTTATTTAGTAAAAATATTAAAGAAGAAAATGAAATATTAATAAGATTTTATATTTCTAGTATTTTAATGTATAAGAATATTGATAAAAATAAAATAATTCAAAACATTGTTACTTGCTTAGCAAAAATGCCACAAATGGCTGAATTTTGGTGTTTTGTAGGTGATTATTGGTATGAAAGCAAAGCCTTTAGACATGCTTTAAAATTTTACGAGTACGCAATTATATCTGGTAAAAATAGAAATATACATGATGATTGGTTTATTATTCCAGAAAAGTATAAAAAATATCCTCTTAAAATGATAGATTCATGTAAAAAAATGATAGAAAATCAAATGACTTTTAATTTAAAATAAAATATCTAATTCGTTTATAATTACAGTAACTTGGTCTTCATATCTTGATATAGCTATTTGTTTTCTTCCTTTATTTAATTTTTTTAAATTTGCTTCTAATTCACCTATACTACAGTTTATAACACTCCAGTTATTTTTTGCTAATTTTGCTTCTTCTTCTTCTGGCGTGACAAGTATTTTTTCTGAAAAGTATTTCTTGAGTTGTTCTCCACCAAATTTCATTATTTTTCTATATATTGGAACATTACAAACGCATCCAGGATTATTTAAAAATTTTTGAACATCATCTAACAACGAAGATGGTAATTCTTTTCTAAATTCACTGTCACGCAATGCTCTTTTTACATCTAACAAACTAATAATATCAGCCATTACTTGGATCTCTCAAATTGCTGTCGTTATCAAAACTTTGATTGCTGTCGTTATCAAAACTTTGATTGCTGTCGTTATCAAAACTTTGATCGGAATCCAATTTAATCAAAGAATTTGCTTCTAAATATGTTAAATACAAAGCCCAGAAATAACTCAAAGCACTAGAAGCTCCACCAGCAAGAAATATAAAAGCTAAAGTAGCATGAATGCTTTCTACATAAAAATTGTTCCAAAAAAGCAATCCACCAAAAATTGTACCGACCCAAAACCCAGAACATTGATAGCAACTTAATAATTTACTTATAAAATCTGGAGCTTTGGCTTTCAAATATTCTCTAAATGGTCTAAATATTTCTCCATCTACAATAATACTTGTTATGCCTATGCATCCAAAAGCAAATATAAAAAACGAAAAACTGTTATCTAAATACATGTTGTTACTTCCTTTGACTAAATATTAATATATTATATGCTAAAAATTTACTTCCACAAAGATATTTTTAATTCATCTTTTTTTCTATAAATTGAAATATCTATACAGTTGTAAAATTCTGGTAGTTCTAATTCAGCATAGTTAATATCAGTTTCTATATTTTTTACAACATCTAAATTTAATTGATTTACTTGCACTTTTTGATTTAAATAATTTTCAATAATTTTCAAATCTTCTTCTTTAATTTGTTTTAAAAAATCATTTAAACATCTAATTCCAAGCTGTCTAAGGGCTGGACTTACTTTAGAAAGATCAAAGCTATCAAATAAATATTTGTACTTTGGAAGTAAAGTCCGTATTTTTTTATCAGTAAATATCAAATCTTCTATATTGTTTATGCTTAAAAAAATCATATTTATTTGAATTTTTTCCGTGTTATAATTATAATAATATTATACATTTTTAAAAATTAGGAGCAAAATTAAAATGGCCGAAGATATTTACAGACCACAACCATCAAATATTTCTAAAGAAGATCTTGAATCATTGCCAGATAATCATCCATTAAGACAGAATGTTCAGCCACAAAATCAACAGCCTAAATCTCTAAGACCAGAAGATGTGATGAGTATTCCTGGAGTTAGTGGTCGTATGCCTCCTCAAGTTGCAGCAGCAATGCAAAAAGCACAGCAATCAAACCAAGAAGACAGTCCGTTCATGAATAGTAATTCTAATAATTCCGTTAATACTGGTCCTGTAAAACCAAATATTGTAATTCCAAGAAACGCAAGTTTAGAACTTGCAAATCTTCTAGAAGCGATCAAAGGACAATCGTTTATCTATGAAGAAATTACTCTTCCGTCACTTGGTAGATTTTACAATGGCGAAGATGGTCCAATTAACGGCAAACTCAATATTAGACCAATGACAGGAGAAGAAGAACAAATTTTAGCAACACCAAGATTTGTAAAAAAAGGTCAAGCAATTGACATGATTTTCCAAAGATGCATTCAAGAGCCTGTAAAAACTCAAGAATTACTTTCAATTGATCGCACATTTTTGCTTATCTATCTTCGTGGTATTAGCTATGGACCAGATTATGATGTTGAAATAAAGTGTCCTGATTGTAGTTCAAAATTTGCAACAGTAATTGATTTAAATAATATCCCAGTAGAAAATCCTAGTGATGCTGGTATGGATTTGCGTGGCAAGTTACCAAAAACTGGTTTTAGCTTTACCTATCGTATGTCTATTGGAAAAGACGAAAATGAAATACAAGAGCATCGTGAAAGAAGAGTAAAGAAATTTGGCGACCAAGCAGCAGATGATACTATTACTTTCCGCATGGCACAATTAGTAGAAAGCATAGAAAATGTAAGAGATAAAAACGAAATACTAACACTTATAAAAAATCTTCCAATGCAAGATGTTTCTTATTTAAGAGGGCTTGTAACTGATCCAGACTGGGGCCTAGATACAAAGATTCCTTTAGGATGCCCAAATTGTTCGGCAGAATTTGAAATTGATCTTCCGCTTGATACAAATTTTTTCTTCCCAAGGCGGAAGAAGGAAGTGACCCAAGCCTAATTCTATGGAGTAATTTAGCGGAAATAATATTTTTCTTTCAATATCACCTTCACATGGATAGATTTTCTGTTATGTCCATGCCGATTAATGAAAGATCGTTCATGATTGAAAGATTTATTGAGCAAAGAAATAAAGAAAACGAAGAAGTAAGAAAACAAAACAAGAAAAAATAATTAAGCAGGTAAATAAATTATGCCAATAAAAGAAAGATATCAAAATCCTGTAGTTGGAGATGATATTAAACTTAGATTATTTGTATATAACTCAAATAACTTTGCAGATATCAACACCATTAATTATATTGATATTTATAAAGTAAATAGCACTTCATCTGATATTACAAATCCAAACGAAAGCTATTTAGTAGAAAGAATAAAAGGTGAAGATGTAACCAAAGAAAGCATAGGTAAATATCTTTTAAATTTAACAACTTCTGCTCCAGCCTACACAATTGGTTATTACTTTGATGTTTGGAATGTTATATTTGAAAATGAAGAAGATCCTGCAAATGTAACTAATGTATTTCAAATTTACCCTGATCTTTTTTATACTGCACCTATTCCGCTTGTTTATGATTTCTCATTCCAATTCAGACCAAACAGACTACGCAAAGGTTCTAAACAATATCTAATTGCTCAAATAACGCCAAATGTGCCAAAGGGTACTGATCTTCAAAGATATTATGAAAATTTAGCTATTAGAGGTAATCTAAAAATTAGTATTGAACAAAGAACTGGGACTTGTCTGCCTTGTGAGACAGACTTGAGAATGATTGTTGAAAAGGCAGATATGGATTACAGAGAAAAACTATACGGATATTACATGCTTGATACAACAGATTTAGACATAGCAATATACGATGTATGGTTTGAACTTGATTTTGGTGATAGTGTTTATATTAGCGACAGACAATCATTGCAAGTTTACAATTAAAAATAAATAAACATGGAAAATTTTAAAAATAAAAACCATAAAACAATTTCAAAAAAAATTGTTGAAAGCCACTTCAACAAAAATAATGGCTTCGGACAGCATGAAAAAACAGCAATTAAATTATTAGAAAAAACTATTGCTATCCTAAAAGATTTTGAAATAAATCATTGTTTGATTTCTGGCACTCTTCTAGGATATGTTAGACACAATGGTTTTATACCTTGGGATGATGACATTGACTTATTAGTAGATGATACTATTTCTAAAAAAATTTATGATATTTCAAAAAAATATAGTAGTATTAATATTTTCCATAAAGACAAAAAAGAAACAACAAAATTTTGTTATTCAAAAGGAAGTGAAATATTAGAAAATTCACGGGTTAAATATTGGAAGCAATATGCATTAAAAGGAAAAAAGTATTGTTGGCCATTTGTTGATTTATTCACATATGAATCTAATAAAAAATCAATAATTTTTTTCCAAAAAACATGGAATGCAAATGATTTTTTACCATTTAAAATGGTAGATTTTTTGGGTATTAAAACATTTATTCCTAAAAATCCAAATAAGTTTTTACTAATGAATTACGGGCCAAATTATATGAAAAAATTTAAGTCAAGCTCTTTTTCTCATAAGACAGAAGAAGTAATAAATGATGTTACAACAATTAATTCACATGAACTATTAAAAACCAAGGATTTAAAATGAACAATAAAGACAAAAGATTAATAGGAGTAGATGTTAAAAGATTCCAATATGAAGAATATGCAAGTAATTTGTCAGATAAAAAAATCAACATTAAAGAAATTATAGAAGATCATTTATTTAAAAAAAAAATTGATATGAATTGCATCATGATAAATCTTGAAAAAGATTGTAAAAGATACGAAAGTACAATAAATGAATTTAAAAAAATATCTTTAAATAATTTTTCCCACTTAAAAGCAACTTATTGGAAAAACAAAGAACAGCTAATAAATGATTTATCGTTTGTCTTGCAATTTCTTTCAGATTTTAATCCTAAAATAGAATTAAAGCCATTAGAAATAGATGAGTTTTCAAAAATAAACGATGATAACATACACATTCAAGATGGTCCTTTGGCATGTTATATTTCTCACTTAAGAAGCATGATATATGGTTATACTAATTTTAAAGATTATACAATAATAACAGAAGATGATATCTCTGTGGCAAACACAGAAAACATTCAGAAATACATTAAAGAAATACCAGATGATTGGGATATTTTAATGCTAAATGCTTGTTCTAAAAATAAAATATACAATAATATTTGGTATAAATTTGACGATGAATTTCACTCTACACATTTTTACATCATAAATCACAAATGCATTCCTACATTGTTTGAAAATCTTTATCCAATTACAGATCAGGTCGATGTTTTAATATCTAACTTACACAAAAAATTAAATATTTATAATATTCAAGAAACAGTATATCAAAAAAATATATCAACAAACACACAAAACAATCTGCATGTTATATTTAATTCTCCTCACTACGAACCAATTAGAGAAAGAATTAAAAAAATAGAAAATAGTCTTGGTTTTTTTATTGATAATATTTTGTCTGATAATGCTGAAAGAAATAAAATACTATTGTTAAATTTAATGTATGATATTTTATATGAATATGTACTACATCATAATCCAAATTCTTTTGAAGAACACAACCAAAACAAGGAAGATTATAAAATAAACATCAATGAATATATTGATTTTCCAGCATACATTGAAATGTTAGAAAGTATGAGATTCTTTTTACAATGTAGTAAAAAAGGAATTAAAGATGAATCAGAATCTGTTAATTTAATAAGTATATTTTTATATACTATTGAAAATTTTAAATATCACAATACTATTGACAATGAATTTAATGAAGAATTAAAAGCTTATGGATTTGGGTCAACTGCACATGTTTATTTACTTCCTAAAAATAATATTGTAGTTAAAAAATACAATGATAAATTAAGATGGATAGTAGAAGGTCATGAAAATTCCTTAGATATATTTACAAAAGAATTAAACATATTAAAAAAAATAAAAAATTTAAATAATGTACCAAAATTAATAAGTTTTGATACAGAAAACAAAACAATAAAGATGTCTTATTGTGGAGAATCTTTATATGATAATTTTAACTTGCCTGAAGATTGGCGAATGCAAATAACAGATATATTTAATGAATTAACAAACAATGGTATTTTTTATCCAGAATTTAGACTTCAAAATATACTAGTGTTAAATAAAAAAATAACTTTTGTAGATTACGGATTAGCTGAATTTAAAGATTTAATTGATAATACAAATAATTTAAATAATTTTATCAAATACTTAGATGTATTAAACACTAGATTATCTGGTGTTGTAGATAGAAACAATAAATTGCAATTAATTACTACATTTTTAAACAATATTAGTTAGGGGAAGTTATTCTCATCCCTTCGTTTGTTATAATATATCCAAATATTCTTTCAAGTGCATGAGTAAATGTTCCAAATACTGCATCCTTTACATCACCTGTTTCATGTTTTATTAATTTTATAATTTTTGGAAGAGTAATATAATTAAAGTATTTCTTAAATATATCAGTTCTGCTCATGAACATAGTTCCGCTAATAAATCTACCATTTTTAAGTTTTTCGTAATCAATGTTAATTATGCTACAAATTTGTTTTATTTTTTCTTTGTTTTTATATTCATGGTTGCTTGTTATAAATCTTCTGTTGGCAATTAATCCGATGTCATTGTTTCCAATCTTTTTCCAAGGCAGAAGTATCTTATCTGAACTTAAAGTTTTTATATTGGACAAAAGAGCCTCTCCCAAAAGATCATTTACAAGTAATTCTCTCCAATTAATAGATTCGTCAAAAATTAATTTAGACTTTTTAGAATGTATCTTTATAAAAAAAGGAGATTCTATTTTTTGTATTTGATATAAAAATGGACCTATGTCTTTGCCGTAATTATCATAATAATCAATATTAAATTCATCGAAGTTTTCTTTGATTGATTTTATAATAATTTTATTATCATTATCTTTGTGCAGCCCAACAACTGGATATAAATAATTCTTGTTTTTAATAAGTAACTGTAAAAATTCATTCCATAGTTCAGTATGATACATCCATATTACGACTGGTATTTTTTTCATTGCATTAATAAATATCATCTATAGTTGTAATTTTTCTTAAATATTTATTCGATCCTTCTATTAAACAATGCGTTATATTAAATTTATTCATCAAAGGAAGAACTTCGCATGTTATCCTGTTTTTTGGATAAATATATTTATTAAATAAAAAATTAAACAAATGATAGTCAATAATTTTTGGAGTACATAATTCTATAAAATTGTTTCTATCCACAACATCATACCCATTGATATTTTTCTCAACTAATCCACTTGTTAATTTCAAATAATATTGAGAATACATATTAGTTTTTGACTTTTCCACAAGCTCTTTTATATTATTAGATTTTATATATGGTCTAGCTGCATCGTGTATTACTATGTTTTCAACATCTCCTTTAATATTATTAATTGCTATTTTTAAAGACTCCAACCTACAATCTTTATTATTTATAACTATTTTTGTTTTAGGATAAATGTTTTTAATTTTTTTGTAACACAAGCTATTTGTAACAATTAATATATCATCCAAGCAATCTCTCATTGCTTCAAATGAATAGCTTATAATTGGCTTTTCATCAATCTCATACAATTGCTTTGGGATTTTACTATTAAATCTTGAGCTTTTGCCAGCAGCTAATAATATTCCTATATTCATTTTTATACTTAAAAAAAGTAACTATCTGGTAGTTCAAGAAGTTCTTTTAATGGGACGACAACCCAATCTCTGTAAATAATTTTATATTGATACTCGCCTTCTAAATCTTGACTCTTTACAAAAGCAAGCCAAGGCTTATGATTTTTCTTCCATATTAACAATGGCTTTTTTTCACATCTTTCTGAGTCTTTAGAAACTTGCTCGATAAACTCATCTAGCTCAGAGTTTCCCTTGTCAAATATGTTGTTTAAATCAACTTTTGAATAACCACCTTTAGATTCAATTACAAACTTAAATCCTTCAGGACAGCACAAATCGCCTGTCAAAGTATCCTTTGCGTGTTGAGGTAAGTTTTTTACTTGTGCCCAACGATTTCCAGAGCCTACTGTACGACTAAACCCACTGGTAAATCTTTTATTCAAGATGTTCGCCAAAGATCTTTCAGTTCTTTTACCTTTACTATTACCATTTACTTTTTTTGATTTTTTTTCATTTTTCAAAATATCATCAACCTCGTAATCATTTTCCCAATCTTCATTCATTTTGCTCCTAATAGAAAAATTCTTTTTCTTTAAATTCGTAATTATTAAAACGAAATCCGATTTTATTAAAAAATGAATTTTCGTAAGTTAAATTTACAATAGAAAACTCAGGTATATTTATTATATTATAATTTCCAAGTAGTTTATTAATATTTTTAATATTACTTATTGAATTTTGCCAAATTTCTATTGTAGATACAAAAAAATATTGATTCAAAGATTCTTTTAAATCAATAATATACAATGGTCTTTTATCATTTTTAACTAACCATAAGCCAATTTTATCTTTTAGTAAATCTGAAAACACAAAAGCATATTCACTGTTTTTAATAAAAAACAAAAGTTCATTTAACCTTTCAAGTCTTTTGTAAAAATAATCTTCATTTTCAAATTTCTTTTCTAATAAAAAGCTTAATAATATTTCAGAATCGCAATCAGAACTTACATTTAAAAATGATTTTAATTTTTTAAAATCATTACTGTTAATAATTCCGTTATGAACCAAAGCTATGGTCTTATCTTGATTTACAAATGGATGATTGTTTATATTGTTTTCTGAAGAACCTGAGTTTGATGATGTTCTTCTTGTGTGTAATAAAAATAAATTAAAGCTTAAATCTTTTAAGTCTTTCCATTCTTTAGAATTAATAATTTCTGAAGATTTGCCTTTTTGTTTATGGTAGTAAACTTGATTATTGCTTGAATAAGCATAATAACCAGAAGCATCCGTTCCTCTTATTTGTAAATTATTGAACAAATTACTTAATAATTCAAAAGACAAAGACTTGTTACTAGAAGTTCCAATAAAACCACTTATTCCACACATTGTCTATTCTGCTTCTTGAGGTTTGGATTCTTTTTCTGGTATTCCAACATTGTTAATTGGTACGCCAAGTTTTTTAACCAGTTCTTCTAAAGATGCCCTTGCAGATTTAATTGTTTCTAGCAATTCAGATGATTCTTCTATTGATTTTAATATTGCAACTCCTATAGTTTGCAATTGTTTTAAATTATCACTTAAATCATCACTCCAATGAGAATGAATTAAATTTCTAATGTTATTTGCAATATTCTGACTATATCTTACAAGATTTCTTGTCCCAATATAGTCTGCTTCTTCTTCAAGATTTTGAATAGCATTTAAAATGTCGCCACATTGAGTGGCAAAAAATTGTTTGCTTTCATTTAATATAAATTCTTTAAAATTATCCATAATCTATATATTAACTTCTTTTTTCTTTTTAGCAGCTTCTATTAAACCTAAAAATAAAGGAGATGGCGATGTTAATCTACTTTTGAATTCAGGATGTGCTTGAGTTGCAATAAAAAAGGGATGAATTTCTTTGTCTATTTCAATTATCTCTACTAAATTTGATTCTAAATATCTTCCTGTAATTCTAAAGCCTTCTTTGTAAAACTTTTCATCAATTAATAAATCATTAACTTCGTATCTGTGTCTATGCCTTTCAGATATTGTTTTCTTTTTATAAAGATCAAATGCCAATGAATCTTTTGTTATATCACAATCAAAAGCACCAAGTCTCATGTTGGAAGATTTTTTCTTTAGTTTTTCTTGTCCAGCTATAAAATGTACAACAGGGTATTTTGTATCTGGGTCAAATTCTTGTGAATTAGCAGTTTCAAGACCTACATGTCTTGCAAATTCAATTACAGCACATTGCAATCCCAAGCATATTCCCAAAAAAGGAATTTTTTTATTTCTTACGCAAGAAATGCCTTTTATTTTTCCCTCAATTCCTTTTGAATCAAAACCACCAGGCACAATTAATCCATCAATAGAATCAAATATTTTACAAAAAGCTTTATTATCCTTAATCTGTTCAATTTCTTGTGCTGATATCCATTCAATTTCAACTTTAACATTAGCAGCTACACCAGCATGGAAGACTGCTTCTTTTAAACTTAAATAAGCTTCATCACAATTATCATATTTTCCTAAAATTCCTATTTTAACAGAAGTTAAATCATCGCAATTAACATACTTTTCAACCAAATCTTTATATTTGTGAATTCTTAACCCATTTCTAGGCAAGTGAAATTTATCAATAATCAAATCATCTACATGCCTATTATAAAATTCAATTGGAACTTGATAAATTGATTTAACATCTAGTGCTTCAAATACAGCATCTTTTGGAACATTTGTCAAAGCACTAATTTTATCAAGTATCTTAGAAGGAATTTCTTTCTCTGCTCTGCACAACAAAACTTCAGGTTGCAAGCCACAAGATTGCATTGTTTGCACAGCTTGCTGCAAAGGCTTGGTTTTAAATTCTTTTATTGTAGGAACCCATAAAATAGGAGCACACAAAGCAACAATTACATCGTCTGGGTTTTTTCGCTTAAATTGCCTAATTGCTTCCATGAAAGGGCCACTTTCAATATCTCCTACCGTACCACCAATTTCAACCAACACAACATCGTTGTCTTTTCCTAGGTTTTTTAATTTTTCAATGATTTTATTTGTTACATGAGGAATTATTTGAACAGTCTCACCAAGATACTTGCCTTCTTCTTGTTCTTCTATAATTTCTTTATAAATAGTTCCACTGGTACAAATGTTGTTTTTAGAAACTTGGCAACCAATTATTCTTTCATAATGACCTAAATCTAAGTCTGTTTCGCTGCCATCGTTGCAAAGAAATACTTCTCCATGTTCTCTTGGAGCAAGAATCCCAGCATTTGTATTTAAATATGGATCAAATTTTATTGGAATAACCTTTAAACTTCTCAAAGAAAGCAAATATCCAATGGATGCAATAGATATTCCTTTTCCAATACCACTAAAGACACCGCCTACAACAACAAAATATTTTGCCATTTTTCCCAATTTTCTTTTTAAAAAATAAAAATGATAATTATTATAGAATACTATGAACAATGAAAATTTAATCAAAGAAATAAAGATTCTTCAAGATAAAATTGAAGAAATTAACAATAAAGTAAATCTTCTCCTTCCAAATCAAAAAAATTCAGCAGCATATTATTTGACGCTGGAAGATTTAAGAAATCCTCTTTGGCCTGAAGCAGTTGATCCATCAATGATTTGTGATGCAGCTTCTGAAGAAGATAAATTCGAAAGAGCAAATAGTGTTCTTGATCTTTACATTGAAGAGAATATTAAAAATAAAAAATTTCTTGATTTTGGATGTGGAGAAGGACACATTGCTATTGCAGCAGATGATAACAAAGCATCTTATTCTTTAGGATATGACATAAAAGATACCTTCTGTCCTTCCTTAAAAGAAAAAAATCCAGAATCGTTTACTACAGATTGGTCGGTAGTTGAAAAAAATGGCCCTTATGATATTATTTTAATGTATGATGTTTTTGATCATTTAGAAAATGAATCAGAAGTTGATGTTTTCAATAAAATCAAAGAAGTATTGTCTCCTCAAGGAAAACTTTATGTAAGAATGCATCCTTGGACTTCAAGACATGGTGGTCATCTTTATAATGAATGCAATAAAGCCTTCCTTCACATTGCTTTGCTTGAAAATGAATTAGAAGAATTTTTAGGCAAAAAACCAAATCAAATAAAAGTAAATAAGCATTTCTTCCCTTTAAGAAAATACAGAGATACAATTGCAAAAACAGAATTTAAGATTATTACAGAAAATGTTGTTAGCCAAGACTTAGAATCAACAATTAGAGATTCTCAAGTTTTAGAAAAAATCAAAAGAGATTATAAATTCCTTGATAAACCAACATTTCAACTTGGTTTAAATTTTATTGATTATATTTTAGGAAAATAAACCATATTTAATTCTTGATTTAAAACCCCTTTTAATTTAATGTTAAGAGGGGTTTTGTTATTTTAAAAAGAAGCAATTATTAGAGATAATATAATGAAAAGAGGAACTGTTAGAGAAGACGGAAAAATTTTTGCAAGAATGCAAAAAGGCATGCAGCTATGGTTAACTAAAGAACAATACGAAAATAGAGAAATTAAAAGAAAAATTTATGTTAAGAAATGCTTGGAGCTTTATAAAAAATTAAAAAAAGAACATAAAAGTATTGGTGATTATGATCATAGAAAAAATCTATATTTTATAGGAATTTCAAGTTCTGGCAAAGAAGTATGGAGAAGCAAGGTTTTTTTAGATAAATTCAGGAAAAGACAAGACTTAAGAAGGAAAGAATATGTAAAACGATGCTCTGATCTGCCAGTAAAAAATTTGAAATTTGGTGATCAAAATCCAGATAATCCAAATTTGTTTGTAATTCACAAAGTTGGAAACAAGTGCTTTTTTGGAAACAAAAAAAAACTTAAAGAAAAAAAAGAATCACTAAGAATTACCTACGCAAAGAGATATTTAAAATCAAAGAAAAAAAAACAAACTATTATGAGCAACATAACAGTTAAACTGAAAAGAGGAGCAGTAAGAGAACAAGATAATTATATTTTCTTTCAATACAATAGAATTGGAAAAGAAATATGGCTTAATCCTGAAATTTATAAATTAAAAAGAGACAAAGAGATTTTAAAAAGAAGAGAAAAAAGAAGAAGAGAAAAAGAAAGAAAACAATTAATAAATACTGCCAAACAGAATGTAAATTAATCAAAATTTATTTTAAATATTAATAATCGCAACTAAATAATATATGAATCATTCGTTTAAACAAAATAATAAAAAATATTTTTCTTTCAGGTATTTTATGGAATACATAGACGGAGACTTACCTGTAGAAAAACCAATACCTGCTTTAGTAGCAAACGCAGAAAATAATTTTCTACAAAAACCTCAAAAACAAGTAAAAGAAAGTGTAGAAGTTAAGCTAGATAGAAATTTAACAATAGTAAAGACTGGTTATGCAATAAGCGGTACTATTTTAATCAGAGATAGCTTTGGATTAAACAATACGATTGTACATAAAAAAATACATGATGAAATAGATAAAAGAATTGCACTCGTAAAAATAACTGATGATTTTGGCTTACCTACAGAAGTACATATTTTCGATAAACTTATGAACAATTCTATTAAAAATGTATATTTTGAAAAATTCTCAGATTGCAATATAGAAATTTTTGGTCAAACTATAAAATTCTCAGAATTTATAAGAAACATAAAAGTTAGCGATAAAATTTTAGATATAATTAATAATTTTAATAAGTTAAAAAATAAAGAAGGATTAATTGAAATTAAATTTAATTTCATAATGCCAACATTTAAAGCATAAAATTAAAATACATACCGATAATAAAAAATAAACTAAATTTAAAAAACCATCCATGCTTTTTATTTGCATGTTATTAATATGAAAATAAAGAATACATTTGATCTCTATCTAGTTTTATTTTTATTTCATCAATAGAAACAGGCTTGTAATTTATTTTTTCAACACTAACATTTAAATATTTATTATTTTTAATTTCCTGTCTATGTAAATGACCATGAACATTAACCCTTCCATCTTTAATACAAGCATGAAATAAAGGAACATGACTTAAAATAAACTTATCAATTACATGAATAGCTTTAATATCAGAAAAATAAGGAACATAATTAATAAGCCCAAAATTATCTTTATTTCCTCTTATAAGAATTTTCTCGCCATTGCATTTGCCTAACAACTTTAACTTTTCTTTTTGAACTGCGACATCGCCAAGATGATAAACAATATCATTTTTTCCAACAACTTCATTCCACTTACCTACTAAAGCTTCATCCATATCAGAAGCCTTGTCCCAAGGACGATATTTTTCTCCATTAAAAAATTGCATTTCACATAATTTTTGATCACCAAAATGTGTATCAGCAATTAAAAATATATTTTTCATAAATTATCTTTTTTAAATTTAACTAAACATCCAATTAAAAAATAAAAAATCCCACAAGGAACATGCCAAAAAAACCATAAAAAAAGTAATTCTGGCATTTTACTTTTATCATTATCAAGATTGTAAATCCAATTAAAAATTATAAATTTCAAGTCTTCTGGTATTAAAAATAAAAACGGAAATGGCCAAGATATCAAAAAGATACCATAAACAATCAAACAATAACTAATCGTTGTCAATGTTGGCTTTAAAACATTCATGTTTTTCATCCAATTCTATTTTGTATTCTTCTATAATTTTTTTATTGTACTTTCCTTTTAATGTTATTTTTCTTTTAACATTGTCATATGTTAACAACCCATCCGATTTTCCTATAATTTCTTTATGGCTATTAAAAATAGGCATTCTTAAAAATGAATCTTCTTTAAATATCTCATCGTGAAAAATAGAATGATTTGCATGCTTGCAAACAATTGTAATATCTTGAATTGTAATAATTATTTGGTCTTCTGCTTTTTTTCTTTTAGTAGAATAAGAAATATAAACTTTTGAAATATCTTGTTTTTCTAATAAATCCCAAATTTGCTGATTGTTATTTACCATAATTTATATATCCGCAAAGCAATAAAACTAAATAGCTTTAACTTTATGGAATCACAATTTAAATATAAGGCATATTTAAATCTTTATTTTCTGCATCTTCTATTTGTTTTTCTATTTTAATTTTCAACAAAGAACTGCCTAAAGAAAGTCCTTTCTCTTTAAATTCTTTCATCCTGAAAACTTGATCTAAGTTTAATCCAGAAGTTTCTGCTGCCCAATATGGTATTATTTTAAATCTTAATTCAAAATCAGGATTATCAAAGTTCATCAAATGCTTGAATCTGCTTGGCCTATTTTTCAAAGCAACATCAACCTTTTCAATATCATTAACAGTCATGATGAATACTGTTTTTTTATAATTGTTATAAACGCCATCTAAACAATTTAATATTGAGTCAAATGTAAATTTAATTCCAACATTGTTACTTCCGCTATTACTTTCTCCAATAATACATTTTCTTTTATCGAAATAATTATCAAAATCTTCAAGTAAAACTATGCAGTTTTCGCTTATTTGCGAAAACATATACATGATTTCCATGTTTGTATATTCTGGTACAAAAGTCAAAATTACTATTGGTAGCTTATATTTAACTGCTAAGTACTTAACTAAAGAGCTTTTGCCATTGCCAGGTTCACCATAAAAAATTGCACTAGCTTTTGAAATATTACCATCAACAACAAGCTGAATATCTTCATCTAGATCCTTCCAAAAAGATTCAGCTTGAATTGGATAATTAGCCTCTTTAATTGATCCAATTTTATCTGTAAACCAAGGATTTGCAACTCTAATTGGAATACCAAAGTATTCTAATTGTAAACACGGAAGATTAGATTGTAAAAATATTTTAAGCTTGTAAAAGTTCCACCTTGCACAAATTACATAAGATATTTGATCTTTTCCATTGAATCCTGCTTGAAGAAGCCTTTCTCCATGCGTTAAGTAAAACCAAGGTTGATTTTTAAAAAAACAAAAAGCCCTATAAATAACAGGCTGTCTTTTCTCAGAAAAGAATTCTTCTTCTAATACAAACTTAGTTTCTTTTAAAGATAATTCATATAAAGTTCTAAAAGTATTATTATCAATTCTTAATTCAAACAAAATAACATATTTAATGGTTGCCCATATGCCAACAAAAATACCACCAAAAGTCAAAATAGAAGTAAACCATGTCATTTTAATTGCCTTCGCTTCTGCAGAAATAAATCACAAGTGCTTTTACTATGTGTTATAGGCGGTAACTCTTGACCTTTTCTATTATTTTCATTGTTACATCTTATTCCCATGCCTATTCCAACACTCCAAAATAAAAATTTGCAATTATAACAAACTTTGTCTTCTGGCTTTATTTCTAAATTAAACATCTATTACCTTCTAAGCTTATTTTCAAAATGCTTACAATTATGCGTTGGACTTGGAACAATAGGCAATGTTTCTTCTTTTTGGTTTTCTGGGTGTTTACATCTAAGACCAAAAGAAATATCACTTTGTCCAAGAAGATATTCGCAATTATAACAAACTTTTTCTTCTTTTTTTATTTTATCCATATTATAAAAATAATCTAATAATGAAAAAAAATCAATATATATTTTATGAACTTTAAAATATGGTTAGAAAATAGAAACTATTCCAGAAAAATATAAGAAAATAATATGGACAAAGACGCAGTTATCAAATTTATAAATAAAGAAATACCAAAAGATTTTATTATAGCATTTCACAACATAATAAATAATTTAGATGGGTTGGGATGGGAAGAAATAGAAAAATTTAAAATTGAACAATCTATGATATGGATCAAATCTCTTTTAGAACAAACTAAAGTAAATAATGTTGAAGCAGAATTAAATTGGTGGAAAGAACAACTTGAAATAATTGAGCCACCATTTGAAGACAAGGAAGAAGTAGATCTTTTAAAAGGTGAATGGATTTATGATCACGGAAAATTAACAGAAGCAGATGTAAAAACTCATGAAGAAACGATACAAGCAGCAATTTTTTTAAATCATAGAGAAGAATTAGTAAATATTGCAGAAAAATTAATTAAACAAATTGAATCAAAAAAACCAGAAGAAATAGATGAAGAATTAGAAGAAAAATTAGAGGAATTAAAGAGATATAAATATAAAATTAAAAATCTTCCAGATTATATTGAAGATGATAATATTGGAGAAAAAGAAATTACTAATATTGGCACCCTTTATAATGCTATTAAAGATATTAATCCGCAATTAGTTTCTGATCAAAAACTAACAGAAGCCATGCAAGCATTATCACATGGAGATGTCAGAAAATATGGATGTAAATCTTTAGGATTTATTATTATTAGAGGGCCTTTCTTTGAAGTGTGGGAACTCAATCAAGATACTGCAAATAAGATTGTAGATGCAGCAGAAAAAATTATGGAAGAAAACAGAGAAGACAGAAGCAGAGAAGATGAGCAAACTATAGGAATTACTTCATATAAAACCAATAAAGGCAGTGAATATACTATTGAGCAATTAAGAGATAAAAAATTAAATGTAACACCTACAATAAGTCAAGGTAAATCAAATCATTTCATTCCACAGGCTTCTACTCCAGAAGGACTTTCAACTACACAAAGACACCAATTGCGATACACAAGCGAAAGTTTTTCTTTTAAAATATGGTTAGAAAACTCCATAATTGACAATCCTGATTTTAAAAATTGGTTTAAAAATTCAAAAGTAATAGATTCAGAAGGCAATCCAATTGTGGTTTATCATCAAACAAGCAAAGAAGCAGCAGAAAAAATAAATAAATTTGGATTTGACCCTAAGAAATCTGCTATGGGCGGGATAATTTGGGTAACATCAGACAAAAATGCTGCTGATAAAAATGAAACTGGTGCTGGTGTTAGCGGTGCCGTTTTTGAACTCTATGCATCTATTCAAAATCCAGCTGGCTGGGATGAATATGATAAAAAAGGTATAGATGAATTGCTTAGAGATGGATACGATGGCGTTATTTTAAAAGATAAAGATGGAACATTTAATGCCATAGTTTTTGATCCAAAACAATTAAAATCAATTAAAAACAAAGGAACATTTTCTACAGACACAAAGAAAATACATAAATGATAAATTTTAAAACATGGATTGAAAATAAAGAAGAAAATCCAATCATATTCTTAGACTTAGATGAAACTTTAGTAAGTACTAATAAAGTGCCACCTTTTAAAAATCCAGAAGAAATTAAAGCTCTTAGTGGTGTGTTGATTACCAATTCTTATGCTAGTTTTCTAAGGCCACATGCAATTGATTTTGTAAATAATTTAAAAGCAATTGCCAAAGTTTGTATTATTACTGCTGGAGGAAGTGTATTTCAGAAAAAAGTAATAAAAGCTCTTGGCATCCCAATAGATGAAAATAATATTTTTGGAATAGAAGATTATGAATTTATTGACCCAGAAGAAAACAAATTACCTAAAAGCAAAAAATCAATTCTTGTAGATGATCTAGATCCTACTGCTGGGAAAACAATGGCTAAATTGTATGCACTTGGAATAAACGAAGATAGACATGTAAAAGTAAAACCATTTAACTTCAATCCTGTAATAGCAAAAAGATTTCCAAGAATTTTTAAAAACGATACTGAACTTTTAGATATACAACCTATTGTAATAAGTACTTTAAATAAGGATTAATAATGATTGACTTTTTAAGAGGCGAATATATTTATGATGGCAGTTATTTAATAGGTGCTGATGGTGATGTCAGTGATATGGGTCATGAAGCACATATTATGCAAGCAATTTGCGGAACATATGCAGAAGAACTAGTTAACATTGCAGAAGACTTAATAGAAAAATCAGAAAAATCAAAAATATCAGAAGAACTTATTCAAGAATTAGAAGTAAACAAAATGAAAGTTGAGAGAGATATTCGTCAAGAAGAGTATGACCCAGATAATGTTTATAGTCTTTACGATGGCATAAAAGATATTAATTATAAATTAGTTTCTAATCCAAAATTAACAGAAGCAATGCAAGCATTACATGGAGATTCTAGAAAATATGGATGTAAATATTTAGGATATATTATTATTAGACAAAATAATTTTGAAGTATGGGAATTTAATCAAGAAACAGCTAGAAAAATTGTCAACGCAGCATATGACATAGCACAAGATATGGATGTGATGGATATTCTAGATGAAAGCGAATTGAAAGAACAAGAAATTGAAGTTTTTTCTTACAAAACAAATCAATCTAGAAGTTATACTCTTGGAGAATTAGAAGAAGGTCAAATTTTAAAGACTGTTACTGCACCAACTACAAAAGCATCCATGTATATTCCACAACCTTCTAGGACACAGGATTGGCAGCAAAGATTCACAAGTGAGAATTTTTCTTTTAAAAAATGGCTTACAGAATCAAGCATATAGTCAATTAATGATGTCTTCCAATCCAAAAAAATTTTTTGAAAACTTAGACTTGTTTAGCTCATCATATATTTTTTTAAGTTCATCTCTTTTATTGCAATAATATTCAAATGCTAATTGCACTTGTTCATCTTCTGACATGTTTTTATCCCCAAAGATCATATATGCGTAAATTCCCATAATAGGATTTTGTTCGTTGATTCTTTCTTTGACTCGCTTAATACAATATTTTTTTATTTCAATGTCAGACAAATTAGTCTGCAATATCAATGAATTAAAATCAATAGTGCTAACAATTTTTAAAAAATCTATTAATTTAAATTCCATTTTTAATTCTAAATTAATTTTTTTAATTTTTAAAAATATAGAATTATCTTCAGTGAATTCTTTATATAAATGCATTTCATTTGAATAATACAAAGAAGATTTAGTGCTCATTACAATTCCTTAATTTTTACTAAAAATAATAAAATGATTGTAAACATTAAACACTGTAAGTTCAAATGTAAAACAAGGATTATGATCGCCTTCATAATTATCATAATTTAAATTTATTTTTATAAATGTTATGCCATCTTTAAATTTCCTTATTCTAGAAAGAACTTGAATTTCCCAAAATAATTTCTTCGATAGATTTCCAAAAAAACAAAATCCATTCAATTTAAATCTCCTTTAATGTTTCCAAGGAATTCCCTAAATAATGTTAAAGCTCTAGAAATCCTTGATTTTACAGTGCCAATAGGTGTATTCATCAACACGGCTATTTCTTCAGAAGATAAATCATCAAAGTAATAATAAATCAATATTCTTCTGTGCGTATCTGACATTTGATTGAATACTTTTTTAACAATGTTAATATTTTCTTCCGTTGTGATTTTTTCTAACAAATCTTGATTGTAATTTAACTTTTCAAGATAACACTCTCCACTATTCTTGGCATTGAAAACATCTAAGCTTATTTCATTTTTTCTTCTTCTTAAAATATCAATGGCAAACCTTTTAGCTACTATTAAAAACCAAGCCTTAAAACATCTTACCTTATCAAAGGTTTTTATTTTACATCTTAGCTTAACGAAAAGATCATGAGTTGCATCTTCTGCTGATTCTTTATTTGATAATCTTTTTAAGAATATATTATAGGCAGAAGAATAATATCTTTGATAAATAACTTCAAATGCTATGTTGTCTCCACAACTTAACTTAATTGCTAAAATTTCATCACAGGCTTCAGAATATACCATATTAAATTTTTGCTTTAATTAAAAAACAATAGTGCCATTTTCCTATATTTTATTTTAAGCAATAAATAATAAAACGCAATATATAATATATGAAAAAAATTATATTAATTGGATCAATTATTTTATCTTCTTTTATTTTTGTTGTGACAAAATCTGACAATCATTGCATAAAACATTTTCGTAAATGTCATGCCTGTCATTGCTTTGAATTAAAAAATGAAAGCTGTCTAAGATAAATTAAGATTTTTTTACAATTTTTTCACATCTACATCGTGGACATTGAAAATTATCTAAATTACCTTCGTAATTAAAATTAAAATTGCAATTTTCACAAATGTAATCATATTTATATTCTTCTTTATAAAACTCATTTGCATGTTCATTGCATAAAGTTTTACACCAACCTTTTGAATATAATTGTCCTGTCTTACCACAAAACTCACAAGTGGCAGAAGCTTTAGCTTCTGCAATTTTAACCAAATCTTTGATTTTATCACTTCCAAAATTATAATAAAATCTAAGCGTCCCAAACTTTTCTTTTATTTGAGTAACTTCAATATTTTCATCAGCCAACTGCTTGCAAAGATTAAATATCAATTCAAACCAACCATCTTCACATTCAATTCCATAAATAAGACTATTTGGAAATAAATGAGCAAAAGAATCATACAGCTTATCTTCTAATTCTTGCTTCACTAATCACCTGTTTTCATATTATTTAATTTCGCAACAATAAACTATTTTAAAATACTTAAAAAGTACTACAAGCTCCACCAGCACAAGCAACATTTTCTACCAATTTAGTTGTATCATCTTCCTCGTACATTTCATCCCAATTAACATTAATGTACACTCTGTTTAAATCTTCCCATAGTTTATTATTGTTGATATCTTTTAAAAGATAAGTAAGTTCTTTAACATTACCTTTTAAATGTCTTTCTGAAAATTGTTTGGCTCTTCTAACCCAATCTTTTTGTAAATTAAAATGAACCCACTCTAATTGTAATTTTTGCATTATTTCATCGTTTAGTTTTTCTGGTGCTTTAGGCTCTTGAACTTCAAAAACACCTAAAGCTGCATCACAAGCTCTCCATAAATTATTATGAAAAGCATGAAGAGCATCAACAATTAATCCAGAAGCAAAAATACAACCCTTACCATATTTTTCTACTATCTCTTCAACTGTAAGGATTTTAGAAAATGGTGCTTGTGGATAATCAAGATCACCAGTAGCTGGCAATAAAGAAATTCCAGCAAAGCTTTCACGATTGTCATAAATAAAATCTTCTACATCTTTCCATTCGCTATCTTTAACATTAATTGTATTACTAACATTATGAGACATCCAAGGATGCACACATTTTTCTGGCCTTTTACCAGTTTCAACCCAGTTTTCCTGAACCAACTTAACAGTTTCAAGAAGCTGAACAGCAGAAATACTATCTTTTGTTATTACATGTTCTGGCATTTCAATTAAAAAACTAATTACTTCATCCGTTCCATTTGCACTCCATAACGATGTTTCAATAGCAGTAGGGTTATAAAGTTTAAAATGTTGAATTGGTGTTTCTGCAGCATTACTTTGAACTCTACGAATATATCTTCTAGCGTGTGCAGGGTGAATTCCACTAGAAGTACCAAGCAAACAACTTGCTGTTCCTTCTGGTTTTACACAAGTTGTTCTTGCTGCAATATTAATTCCAATTTTATTTGCAATATCTTCATTAGTCTGAAGAACTATACCCGCCATTTCACGAAGATTATTTTTATCCAAGGTAATGTTTGGATAATCCATAATACCAGTCATACTAACACCAAGAAGGGCTTCTCTTCTTATAATAGATTCGCTAATTTCACCAAGATAATCAAAGTCAGTGTAGCCTGCTTGCAAAGTTCCAATAATAGAAGCAACTTTCGCAGCCAAAGCAAAATTTTCTTTAGTTTGTAATTTTGCACCATTTATAGTTGAAAGATTGCAAGCTTGCCATCCAGAATTGCCTTGCTCATCATAACCATAAAGTCCAATTTCCACGCAAGGATTGAATAATTGTTCAGTGCTGTGACTCCAAATAATACCTGGTTCTCCAAATTGCCTAGTAGATTCAAATAAACGATGATAATCTTCTCTTCCTGTATTATTTTTTAATAGTAATGCACTATTGTTCGACCTTGCTCTTTGTGGATTTTCATAATACCAATTGCCAATTTTAGCATTAAACATTAATTCATCATCAACACTAAACATGGCTAAAGTGGCACTTCTGCGGACACCCCCGCTAAGTACAGCATCAGAGGCATGCATTACTATGTCATATGCATCAATTGTTCTTAATTTTTTATTACCAGCATCGACAGATTTACTAAGTAAATCACGAATTTTTTCCAATGCCTTTTCAAGTGGTTCATGACCTGGTGCTTTACCTACACCATATGATAAAGATGAACCTTTTGGCCTAATAATAGAATAATCAAAAGTTACTTTTTTGCCGTAAAAATCAGAAAACTCAGAATGAGGAATATAACTCGCAATTAAAGCCCCAAGAGCATCTGACCATCCTTCTATACTATCATCAATTTTGTAAATTTTTTCTTCTGACAAATCACTTGATTTAGTAATGTGAAAATCTGGTAATTTATCAACATGATGTCGCTGAACAGAAAACCCAGTTCCACAACCATTAAGTAAAAGCCAAGTACATTCCTGAAAAAATCTAGGCCTATCACAATAGGCACTAATACAATTATAAATTTTTGCATTACGCTTTAAAATTGGATCTCCGCCAAATTGCAAAGCTCTTTGACTACCAAGTGCAACTTTATTATGAACATGTTCAAATGCCCAATTAATATCATCTGATGCCATTGGATATTTTGTAAGATGCATGCCTTTGACACGCTCAATTGCTTCATGCCAAGTTTCTCTTCTTTTTTTATTTTTATCGTATCGTGCATAACGACTTGCAAAAGTATAGTCAGATAATGATTTCAGAGACATTTTAACCTTTCAATTCAACTTTTTAATTTGTGGATTTTATTTATGCTTCTGAATTCTATTTTAAATTTACTTTTATAAAAAATCAAATCTATTTTAAGGAACTTTCACCATTTTTTAATTCCAAAGTTATTTCCTGGCAACCACTTAGCATAGAAATAAGATCTTGGTCATGAGTGGTAATAAAAACTTTTTTATTTTTTGATAATTCACAAATCATATTATAAATTGCATGTATGCCAATCGAATCTATGTTTGTAGAAATTTCATCTAGGAATATTATATTTGGACAAATACCATGACTAAGCATCATGACATGTGCAAATGCTTGTGTTACAGCCAAGTTTATTCTTCTTTTTTGTCCATTGCTTAAGACAGCATAAATTAATTCTTTGTCGTTGTCAGGATATTTAGTTATAGTTTCATTCAAAGAATCATCAAATGATACTTTAATTTTATTATCAATTAATATTTGAAGCCAATAATCAAGTTTTGAATTTAATGCTGGTACAATTTCATTTATAACAAATTTTCTAATTCCATCATCACCAAATGCATCAGCCCAAAAATCATAATAAGAATAAAGTGCTTCTGTATCTGCTATTTGTTTTTTAATGCCATCATATTTTTCTTTAATTTCTTCTAAGCTTTTATTATTTTGATCAAGTAATTCTTCATGTGGATTCTTCTCTATAAGTTGCTTGTTTTTATCTGCTTTTTCTTCTTGCAAAGATTCAACCTTGCTTTTAATAATGATTTCTTGATTGGTTTGTTCTGGCTTTTTCACAGAAAAATAAACACTTCTTCCATTTTTAAGTTTTGTTTCTTCGGCAGAAATCTTATCATAAAATGCTTTTATCTTATTAATGTTTTCATTTAAGGAACTTATTTTTTCAGACAAGTCTTTTTGTTTTATTAATTCCTCGTTTAATTTTTCTTTTGCTTTTTCAATTTCTTTTTCTTGAATATTTTTATCAATAATTGCTTTGTCGAAAAACTCTTGATAGTTTTCTGGGTTAATAGTTCCATAACATTTATCGCAAGTAATGTTTGGTTCAATGTTTTGAAATTTTGAAATTCTCTTATTCAATTCATCAATTAGTTTCAAAATTACAGAAACATTGTTTTTCTCCTGTGTTAAAATCAAATCGTGATCTGATTTATTAGAAATTGCTTTTTTATAAGATTCATATAAATCTTGTATTTTCAAAGAAACTTCAGTTTTTTTAGTTTCCAAAGATTCTAAAGCAGAATCTATTTTTTTAATATTTTCTTGTGCATCTTCATATTTTTTAAAATCTTCATCATAAGAAGAATTTACTATTTGATTTTTTAAGTCTTGTATTTTCTTATCAATAAAATTTATTTCATTTATTAAATTTGTTTTATATGATTCTATGTTTCTTTTTATAATAGAAACATTAGATTCAATCGTTTTTTTATTATTATCAATATAAGAAATTTCTAAAGATGAAGCTTTTATTTTATCTTTATTTTCTTTAATTAATTCTTTTGTTACTTCCAAATAAAGTCTATACTTCTCAAGATTAAGTAAGTTTTCTACAATCTTTCTCTTTTCAATAGCTTCAAGTTCTAAGAAACAAGAATTATTATCGTCTGTGAAAATACAAACATTTAAAAAAGATTCATAAGAAAGACCAACAATATTATTAATTAATTCTTGAGTAGAAGGCATTCCTCCCAATGTTATCTCTGTAGAATCATCCCAAACACCATCATCGCTCTTCCATACTCTTAAAGAATCAGGCTTTCTTGTCCTTATTATTTTATAATTATCAAATGTCACTTCTACGCTAAGCTTCTTAGCGTTTTTGTTATTAATAATATCTTTGTGACTTATTTTCTTAGGAGATTTAATTGGCTTGCCATAAAAGCAATAAGTTAATATCTGAGGAATAGTTGATTTGCCAGAACCATTTGAAGAAAATTTTCCATTTTGATCCACTACATCTTTGTTAATTCCATTTATAAGAATAATATTATTGTATTGCTCAAAATCAATTTCAATTCCTTTATTTCCAAAACAGAAAAAATTTTGTGCTTTTATTTTTTTAAAATTCAATTGTTTCATTTTTATTTTTCAAATTATCTTAAGTTCGCCACAGTCTTCTCGCCAACTATAAACTAAATCTTTGTTTTCTTCAAATAAAATATTACTTAGTTCTTTTTCTTTTCCAATTCCATCTTTAAAATTTATAAAATTTGGCTTTTGATATCTGAATAAAAATTCGCCATTCAAATAATCAAATTCAATTTTATAATCCATAAATTGCAACTTATTAATGCTTTTTATTTTTATATCTAATCCATTTACTATTCTTTCAAAAAATAAATTTTCTTCTATTTTCTTATAAATTGAAAAATTATTTTTTAATATATCATAAAAAGAATTTATTTCTTTCCATGTTTTCTTTTTGGCTACAATTACTCTTGTGTTAATTTTGTTATAAGATTTAACGCCTAAAATATTAGTATTGTATTTTATAAATGCATCATAATTATCATCAATAATTTCAAATTTCTGTATTATTACATTGTTTTGAACTGAAGCATAGTAATCATCATCATCTCCAGCACAATTACTAAAATATTGACAACAGCTTTCTAAAAAAGAATAATCATGAAAACAACAATCTTTAATTGGCAACCTTGAAAGATTCATTTCATCAATATGCTTTTTAATACTAATAATTAAATCACCAGAATATTTTAAAACATATTTATAATATGCTATAAGATTAAATGTTATGTTGGAATTATAAGTATCATAATTTAAAGGAATTATTATTTTTTTAATCATTTACTTTTTCGCTCATTAGTTTAATTATTTTATTTCCTATTTCTGCTAAAATAGTTTTATCTAAAGATTTAACATCTTGTTTTTCAACATACATAGAAATTAATTTTTCATCATTTAACATCAAAGACTTTGCATCTTCTATTATGGTTTTATCTAAGCTGACTGATTCATCTTTAAGTGAAACGCTTTTTATTTGAAAAGATAAAATATCACAATTTTCTTTTATAAAATCTGAAAATTCTTTGGTTTTAAATGATGAGACATCAGTGCTTAGAAGGCATATAAAATTATTTTTTAACTTATCTGTTTTAATTTTTTCAAGTTCATTTTCGTAAATATAAATGTGCTTCGGACTAAAATCATTAATTACATATTTTTTTTCATTTTTATCAGTATCAAGAATTATAATGTGTTTTTGTTCTCCAGCTTCTCCAAAAGATAATTCAAGCGGAGATCCAATATATTCAACATTCTCTGCTAAAGATTGTCCTTGATGATAATGACCAAAAAAAGAATGTTTATAATGAAGAAATATATCCTTTGATACTTTTACCATTTCTCCATCATGTTCAATAATTACATCTGATATATTACCAGAAGAGTTTAATACTGCTCCATCTATTGAAATGTGGCCAATTAAGTATTTTTCATTTAATTTATCATTAGCAAAATTTTTCATAGAGTCTAATGGATCATGTGTAAACGGCAAGAAATCCCATGTGGAATTCTCAACAAAAATTGTTTCTGGGTTTGAAACAACTTTAAACCCTTCTATAGATTGAAAAGGATAAACCCCACTTATGCTTGTGTTTTCATTAAACCATAAATCATGATTTCCCAATAAACAATAAAAATTAATTCCAGAACCTTTTAAATTTACGCTTAAAATATTATAAATTTGATTGTAAACAAATATATCTATTTTTTGTCTTTCATGTAAAATGTCACCGCCAAATATTATACTTTTAATATTCTCTTTCTTGGCTGTATCAAAAACCCATTGCAAGGCTTTTAAACAATCATTTAACCTGTCATAAGATTTTTTATGATTGTGAATGTGAATGTCTGAGAAAAGCAGTATTCTGGCCATGGAATCTTTCTTGAAAGACTAAAGCCTTAAAATAATGATATTTTCTAATTTTGTCAATCTAAACTATTTTTTATTTTTATTAAAGAAATCTTCTAAATGATCATAAGCATCTTCTAGGTTTATGTTTGGAGTTTTTAAAGCACTGACATCACCAGCTGGTGCTGCACCACCCATAGCATCCATAGGAGGAGCACCACCACCACCACTTGCAGCAGGAACAGGAGAAGGTGCAGAAGAAGGAGCAGAAAGTGCACCCATATCACCAGCACCACCGCCAGCACCGCCAGCACCGCCAGCACCGCCAGCACCACCGCCAGCAGGAGGAGGAGGCATTGCACCGCCAGCAGGTGGTGCTCCTAACGCTGGTGCGTCTGCTTCTGCAAGAATATTGACATATTCTAGAAAATTAATCATTTCGTTTCTCCTTGTCCAGTTAAACCTGTAATTGCAGCAGCCAAAACTTTATCATCTTTAGGAAGTTTATTTTTGTTTTTTGCATCATATGCTCTAAACATTCCAACAATACCACTTAAATCTTTGTTGACAGCCTTTTTAGTCATGTCATTAATGCTTTGACCTGTTTTTTGAAGATCTCTTTGCATAATGCCAGCTAAATCTGTAATATTTTTTGATAAATTTTTATCTTCAATACCTTTTTGTCCAGATGAATTAGGCGTTATAGCATTAGTTTGAACTGTTCCTGTCGTTGCTGTAGTTTTAATCCCAGAAGCAGATAATGGAGCAACCACTTCATTTAACCATTTTTTGAAATTCATTTCCATAATAATATGTAGTTAATTATTATTAATTTTTTTTGGTAGGAATATAAACAAAAAATTATTAAATTTTATTTTTAAAAAAGTAAATAAATTATTATTTGTTAAAACAAAAGGATAATTCTTTATGTTGCAAGAAAATTTGAATTTAATTGTTAACAAAGCAAAGAAAATTTTTAAAAACACTGAAGAAGTTGAAAAACAACATAATCAAATGCAAGAAAAAATCCAAGAAATAATACATTCAAACAACAACAACAAAGAAGAAAAAATTATTAAAGCTTACGAAGACATGCAAAAACTTATTAATGTTTAATTACTTAGATTTTTGACCTCTTTCTTTTATTTGCAAATAAAACATATAACTTTCTTTATTTCCAGGTATTAAGCTTTTAGGTGATTGCCTGTAAGAAATTATTAATTTATTATTATCATTTTCAAAATTAATCAATTCCTTCATTCTAGAAAGAATACTTGCGATAAATTCTTTAGTACCAGTAATTCTTATGCCATCTTCTTGAATTGTAGTTCCTTTGTGATTGTAAGGAATAGGTTTTAATTGAATTGGTGAATTACCAGCAACACTTCTCCAAAATGTTAATATTTCATCTTTACTTGCTTTCCAAGCTTTATTCTTTAATTTTGTTTTATCTGCTTGGTAAACTGCCTTTTGAGCAACAGTCTGTGAAACAGCAGTTGGTGCAACTGGAATTGGTGTAGTTAACACTAATTCGGCTTCTTCTTTTAACCATTCATTATATTTCTTCATACTATATTTATTAATTGAATAAATAATTTGCTTTTCTAAATTTACTTTTTTATAATAAAACCTTATCTTAAGGAAAAATTATGTCAGTTAAAATAATGGTTAAAAATGATATAAGTCAAGTAATTACATCTGATGTAACTACCAAGGATATGCTTTGCAACTGTTTAAAGTTCAGAGAAAGGAACTATTTTCACAACAGACTTTACAAACAAAAAATTTGGGACGGATACACATCGTTCTTTAATAAAGATTCTGGTAAATTTCTGACAGGGCTGTTACCAGAGATATTAATGGCATTAAAATTAAAAAATATAGATTATGAAATTGATGACCTTAGAGATAAGTTTGACTTTATAATTAAAGAAATTGATGAAAATTTCTTAAATCAATGGCTCCCAGAAGGAATTGATAAAATAAAACTAGAAGATTATCAAGTAGATTTTACCAACCAAGCTGTTAAACATCAAAGAGGAATTGTATTTGCTCCTACAAGTTCTGGTAAAGCACAACCTTATAATTCCTTGATTGCTACCCAAAATGGTTTTGTTAAATTAAAAGATTTAAAATTAAAAGATAAAGTATGTGTTCCAAATGGTGGATATGCAGAATTACGAGGAATATTCCCACAAGGAAAAAAGAAAATAGTTCAAATAACATTCAATAATGGCGATGTTGTTGAATGCTGCGAAAATCATCTCTGGAAGGTAAAGATAAATAAAGAAACAAAAATTGTTGAAGCAAAAGACTTAATGCATGAAAAAAATAAAGTATTTGTTCCAACTCCAAAAAGAGTTGATTTTTTAGAAAAACAAACAAAAACAGAACCTTATTTCTTTGGATTGATAATAAGTAATGTAATTAATTACGAAAAAAATAAATTAGCCAAAGAAACAATAATACCAGATGAATATTTATTTAACTCTTATGATAATAGAATTAAATTGTTATGTGGATTATTAGATGGAAGATCTTTATTCGGTAAAAGATCAATTTATTATGTTTCTTATTCAAAAATATTAAACGACCAAATTAAACAACTAGTACAATCTCTAGGTGGAATAACTTACACAAAGTTAAAAATAAGAAAAAATAGAATGATTTTTCTTACAGGAATTATACTACCAAAAGAAATAATGCCATTTTCAGATATAGAGAAAATTAAAACTTATAAAAATTTATCTTGTTTTAAACCAATAAGATATATTGATAAAATCGAATATACAGAAGAAAAAGATTGTGCTTGTATTAGTGTTGATCATCCAGATCAATTATACCTGACAAATAATTTTGTTGTAACTCACAATACTTTTATATTAACAAGCATTATAAAATGCCTTCCTCCTAATACTCCTATTTTAGTTGTTCAAAATCGCAAATCACTTGCTATTCAAAACTACAATGAATTAATAAAATGGGGTTTTAAAAATGTAGGAAGACTTTATCACACCTACAATGAACCAAATCTAATTACCGTTGCTACTGTTCAATCTTGTAGCAAAATAACTAAGTTATTACCAAAGTTTAAAGTTCTTATTGTTGACGAAATTCACGATATGATGAGCAAAACTCCTAAAGCTGTTTATAAGAAAATGATTAATTGTGGTATCCGAATAGGACTTTCTGCGACACCATTTAAATATGGAGAAACAGATAAAGTACAAAAGTATTATGTAAAAGGTTTTTTTGGGCCAATCCTTAAAACAACTGCTACAGAAAGTGGTTTATTAACTACTAAAGAACTTCAAGATCGTGGAAGACTATCTAAAAGCTCTTGCTTCTTTATTAAAATAAAAGGAGAAAAATTAGAACATGTAATTTATCAAGATGCAGTACAACATGGCATTGTAGAAAATCACTATTTTCACGATATAGTTGAGAACCTTGCTAATAAATGTACAGGAAGAACATTGATTCTTGTTGATCGAATACAGCATGGTGATATTTTAAAATATAGATTGCCTAATGCTTTTTGGGTTAAAGGTGAAGACAATGACGAAGTAAGACAAGAAGTTATAGATCAACTTCAAAAAGCACAAGGTAATGTAATGGCAATTGCTACTCAACAAATATTTAATACAGGCATTAATGTTTTCGTACACAACATAATAAATTCTTGTGGTGGTTCAGCCGACCATTTAATTATTCAACGCATGGGTAGAGGTTTAAGAATAGCTAAAGATAAAAATGGTTTAAATTATTATGACTTCTTATTTGAAAATAATGAATATTTAGAAAAACATTCAGAAAAAAGAATAAGTATATTAGAAAAACAAGGGCATAAAATTAAAATACTTGATTCTATAGATGATTTAAAATTTTAAAATTTATTTAAATTTATTATTAATTAATTATATATAAATTAAATTGTTTTATATTAAAAAGGAAAAAAATGAAAAGTTTTAATCAGTTTATTAAAAATCGTGATAAATCATTTTATAAAGAATTCTCTGAAATGGCTAGGCTTAACACTGCTACCCATATTGCTCAAATGGATCAAGAAAATTCTAGTAGATTCAAAGCAGGTATTGTTACTTTAATAAATCACATAGAGCATGTATTAGGCAATGACAAAAAAGATAGCATTCCACAACTAAGATATTTAGCCCTGTTGCCTAATGACGAAAACTTTCAAGCCGTTGATAGAAATATTATAGAACCATTACACCGATTTAGTAATGCATTCGCACAACACTTTGATAAAAATTCTCCATCAGACCAAGCAATGATGATTCGGGCTGTAGATGACATACTTTCAGAATTAAATAAAGGAAGAAGTTATTCAACTGATCCTATGGCCAGAAATAGATCAATAGGAAGATTTGATGATAAAGAGTATTTAGGTGCTCTTAAACGATTTATTCAAGATCCACTAGAAAAAATTGAGATGGTTTTAAAAAAACATATATCTAATATGGATAACCAAAGAGGAGAAAATGAATTAAATCCAGCAGACAGACCACAAATGTAATACTATAAATATTATACTTATATTTAAAAAGCAGTCCTATAAAAGGGCTGCTTTTTTATTTATAGGTTATTTGCTTTCTAAACCAACCATAAGATTTGCAAGATCACTAACATTTTTATTTGGGGAACTTAATAATTCGTCTATAGCAGTTTGATTTTCTTTTCTATTATCTTCCACTCCAACATCCGTATACATATAATTTGTTTTAAAATTCTTAATGTTATCTTTCTCTATATCGCTTAATGGTATATTTCCAGCAGCTTTTATTCCATCTGTGTCGTCTACTTGCACAGAAAGCCCCAAAGCATTTTTCAATTGTTTTATTTTTTGAACATAAGAAGATTGTTCTTCATTTAACAACCAATTATAAAAATTTAAATGTTTCATATCATATATATATTATGATGCTTCTTGAATTTAAAACATGGTTTAATAAAACTCCAGAAGATTTATATGGTTTTGGAGAAATTAATAAAAAATCTTCAAAAGAAGATGAAGTTTACGATCAAAATCCAATTCAACACTTAGACTCTAATCTTCTTTTAGACAATTTACAAAGATTAGGTCCATTAAATAATAAAAAAGCATATAGATCAAAATCAAGTGTTTTAGAATTTGGAGATAGCTATGGTAAATTCATAATATCTGTGTCTCCACTTGGATCTTTTAAAATATTATTGAGAAGAGATATAAAAGATTTAAAAGGTCATCCAGCACCAATTTTAATTAAATGCTATCCATTGGTAAATGATTTTAAACATTTAACTGGTGTAAATGATGAAGAAAAAATAGCACAATATATTTACGATCAACTTATAAAGCTAGATGAAAAAAATATTAAGTACTGCAAAGAAGGATATTCAAATGAAGATTTCTTAAAACTTGTAATTAAAACTTCACAAGTATTAAGAAACAAACATCCAAAAATTATGTTTTTCACAGAAGTAGTAAAGATAAATAATCACAACTATACAATTTGTTATGAATACAAAGGTGGAGGTAATGGATTACCAAGTTTCAGAAGAGCTTTGCAATTCCAAATTCATTTAGAAAATGTACCAAACTTAGGATTAATTAGAACTTGGGGAAATGAAATATCGACATCTATGAAATCTACAGAATGGGAAATTCAACCTTCTGAATGGGATGAAGTTTTTGCAAATACTCAAAAAATAGAAGATATTTCAGAAAACATAGAAAGAATATTTAGCACTTACTAACTAAAGGAATAAACATGCAATATTATATAATTGCTTCTTTTTTCTACTTGGTAGTAATGTTAATTACATTCCATGAACCTACAAGAAAAACAAATTGGTTTCTGCCAGTATCAATTTGTTGTAATTTGTTTAGCTCAATGTGTTATTTCCTACTTATTAAAAAGTTAAATAATAAAGAAGATATATTAATAAATGGCATATACTGGGATTTTATGCTTATTTTTATTGGTTATTTAATTCCAATTTTTATATTTCAATTTAAATTTAATTTAAATCAAATAATAGGATTAATTCTAATTGTTATTGGAATTTTAACAATAAAAATATTTCATGTTCCATTATAAATATATTTAACAAACCGAACCAGCAAAAAAATTAGCTTAATTTAAACTTTAAAACATATATACTTTAAATTGTTTTATATTAAAAAAGAGAAAAATGAAATCATTTAAAAAATTCTTAGAACAACGAGATCCAGAACTTTACGATGAACTTTTAAACGAATTTAAACTTCCTTCTTGGAAACAAGTTAAACAAGGAGTGCATAAAGGCGTAATAGGTGCTGCGATGCTTGGTGCTGGATTAGGATTAGCAGGAAAATCTTATGCTCCTAATGATGTTGGAAACAATTTTAAATTTTCTCCAGACAATGAAACTTTGATTCAAGGTAAAAAAGATTCATTTAATGACCCACATGCTACATATGATGTTTCTGCAATCGACAAACTTACAATGGACAGCCGTAAAAAAGATGACTTCCAATCTTCTATAAGAAGTGCAAATCAAGATGATCCAGATGATTTTACAGCTGTGCAAAGCAACATAGATCTTAAATCAAGTCATAGCGAACTAACATCAATGTTGCCAAAAGATATTAAAAATTACATGCAAGGAAAAGGAATCACAGATAATGTGCTTACGACTGCGGAAAAAAGTGCTTTAAATAAAAATGCTAATTCGTTATCAGCAGGTGATCATAATGTTCTTCGTGGATTAAACAAAAAATTAAGTGCTTTTCATTATGTTACTTCCGACAAAGGAGGAAAACACTTAGCACATGGTTTCTTTGATGCAGAAGGCAAAGCTGGACATATTGATCAATCACCAGATGAAATCTATAAATTAAATCAAGTTAAATAATATTTTATAATAATTAAATATATTCTTTAGAGAAATATTTCTTATGTAATTGCTTGTCTTTATCAGATAATATTTCTAATATTGTTTCAGCATTAGAAATATTGTAAATATCATCTTTTGATTTTAACTTCGAGATCCATGGAGATAGAGAAATATAATAAGGACTTATTTTCTTAAGAAGTGTAAATTTATAAATATCTTCTTCGTTTTTTATAAAACAATTTACATCATTGAAAATATAGCTATTGCAATGCATGAAATCTAAAGTGCTTTTAAACTCATTTTCCAAAACACTTTGTTCTACATTAATAGTATTGTTGTCATTCTTAATGCTTTTTACTTTTTCATAATAATATTTCCATACATTCCATCTACTTAAAGCTTTGTTACTGGAAATTATAGTTGGTGTTATTAAAGGACATTGATTTGTAGCTTCAAATATTTTCTTAAATATATCAAATTGTGCTTTTATAAATAGAGGATAATATATCTTTTCTAATTTGCCTTCTAATAAGGCATTCATCTTGTAACAATGCTTAAATAATGTGCATTTTCTCGGATCTCCTTTACTTGGCATTTTAGAATGTCTATATTTAGGAAATATCATAATTGAGAAGTGCTCATATATTACGCAACAATGATATGCAAGGGTTTCCTTGGGATTCATATCATATTCTTGTGGAATATTATTATTAAACTTCAATTCTTTTAAATATTTATTCATTTTAATCTTACAGTAAAAGCAGGTGTGTTTTCACCAATATAGGCTCCGATAATGTTAAAGCTAAAAAACTCTTCAGCTTCTTCAATTGTCATATCTTGTGATAATTTATCAATTATCTTTTGAGTATCGTATAATATCTTATAATTATCAAATGATATTATTAGATCTATTATTTCATCATCATAATTATCCAAGAACATTGCAGGAATTTCAAATTCAATACAAAATTCTTCTATTTCTTTTCTTTTGTTCATTTTTGAAGTTTATCACTTCTAAAGATAAAAGCAAATTCATTCTATAGGTTATTGTTTTTTTTTTGATTTGCTGATAAACTTTAATTATCTAACGGTTTAAATTTTTGTTTTTAACATTCTTTTAAACTAATAGATTTCCTATAGATTCAAAGCCTGTGCTCGCTTTAAAAGAATTAATAGGAAGTATTTCAACAGAAATACAAAAAAACAAACCGTGGCAGAAGGATTAACACTCTACCTGCTCTGAACCTTCGGGAAATACGGGATCTCAAGAAGAACGGTTGTGTTTATGAGTTACTTAAGTTGGCATCAATAAGGCGGAAGCAGTTAAGAATAAAATCTTAACAAACAACTTAAGTTAGATTAACACATTAATAACAAGCACTAAGCATTTTGATGCATTCTAGAAGCTTCGGTGTTCTTAGGAACACTTAGTTAGCTAATTCTAAGGAAACCTAATATAACTACTTACTATTTAAGTATTTATATATTTTTTTGGTTTATCTTGGAACCGCCCCCCGTTATGTAAACTCAGAAACTTAAAACAAAACAAAAAGAAAACATTGGAAAAGGATAATTCTTTTGATAAGATTAAAACAATGAATACAGAAGTAGATATTCTGAAACAGTTAATACAGTTTGTAGAAAAGGAACCTTTTAGTTTTTTTTCTATAAATAATGACTTAGATTATGATCACACGCATAATTTAAATTCGCCTACTTTAAGTATTTTTGGTATACAAGGATCACAAGTAAATTTAAGTTTTACAAAGTATAACACAGGTTTATATTGTAAGTTTTTAAAAGATACAATATTTGGAAAAGACAAAAAGGTTATTTGTTTTAACTCAAAACCATTTTTTTCTTACATTTTATCAAACAAAGTTAAAGCTTCTTTTTTTGAAGCATCTTTTTATGATCTTCAATGGTTTTTTTCTTACAATGGCAAAAGAGATGTCAAAATAAGCTCTAGGAATGATTTAATATCCACTTTTTCTGAGATAGTGAGTCTTTTGTCTAATGATAAAAATAACCTCTATAAAACGATTTATGGAAGGCTTATAGCTGAAGTATTGCCTTACATAGAGAACAACCATTTGATTGATTTCGATGAAGAAGTAAAGGTTTATCCGTTTTACAAGATTGAGGGTCAAGAAAATGGCAGATTGTCTTGCCAAATGAATCACAGGAAGTCTTACAATCCTCATTCTTTAGGACCAGAAATAAAAGGTAGTTTAAGACCAGTTTTTCCGCATAATGTTTTTATGATATTTGATTATAAAAATATGGAAGTATCTGTATTAGCAGAAATTTGTAAAGATAAGAATTTAATAAAAATATTAGAATCTGGAAAAGACTTTTATGAAGAAGTATATAAGATTGTAATTGGTGGAGAGGATAAGAATTCTAGAGGTATCGCCAAAAAAATATTTTTGCCGATTATATATGGGCAAGCACATTTATCTTTATCTGATCAGCTTGGTATTTCTGAGAGCACAGCAAAAGAATTAATAAAAAGACTTAGAAAAGTTTTTCCTGATGCTTTTGAATTTTCTGACAATGCACAGGATGAAGCAAGAAACAATGGATATGTCAAAGACTTATTTTCAAGAACCAGAATTTTCAATGATAACTTTCATAAAGCAAGAAATTTTGTTATTCAATCTCCTGCTGCTTTATTATGTTTAGAAAAATTGATAAATTTATATGATGGTTTAAATAAGAAAGAGGCAAGAATAGTATTTTCTATTCATGATGGTTATGGCATTTCTGTAGCTAAAGATAATTTTTTTGGTTTGTATAATGGAATAAAAGCTATATTGGAGTCAGATAGCATTTTGCTTCCGAGTTTGAAATTGCGTACTTCGTTGAAAATAGGAAAGAACTTAAATGAAATGTTAGATTTCAAAAGGAAGGAGATAGTTTAATCTGTAGATTGAAATTGTTATAATAATATATGAATTTAATATCTAAAACTTTTCCAGTTACCGAAAAAGAATATGAAGCTTTAAATAAAAAATTTGGTAAACTTTGTTATTATGCTTCTTGGCAGCTTGACAGGAAGAACTTAAATAATAATCACGATTATGAAATTGAGGATTTTCAGCAAGAACTCATGATATCTGTTCTGAGAGCAGGTTCATATTATAAGAGACAATGTTATATTGAATCTTGTTTTGATAGTATAAGAAGCAATACTAAAAATAAAGCAATTTTAAAAAACTTAGAAAAAATATTTAAATTATGGCTTAATAGAACTAAACATGGTGCCAACAGACAATTATTTGGAGCACCAGAAGAAAAGATTTTGGATAGACTTGCAAGAATGGCTGTGCCAAAAAAATTAAGACCAAGAAAAGATTCTGATTTAATTATGGATGCTAAGTTTGATACTTATGCAAAACAGATTTTATGGAATGCACAAAGATCAATTGGAAAAAAGATTTCAAAAGAAAGGCCTCTTCGTTCTGGCCAAGTAAGTTTATCTGACTTTGATTATCTTGGTGGAAATAATTCTATTGGAATTTAGATTTTTATCTTGATTAAATAAAATTTTCATGCAATATAAGTAGCATGGAAGAAAATAAAAAAACAGAAGAGATTGTTGAATCTCTTGTTAATCCAGATGTTGTCAAAAAACCAAAATATTCTTGGGATGATAATTTCCAAAGAAGAATAGTTGGTTTAATTTTGACAGACACTTATTTTTTAGTTCAGGCAAGATCATTGGTTCTGCCTGAGTATTTTTCTAATGAATGTCATTCTGAAATCATAAAGATTTGTTTGGATTATTTTGAAAAATATAAAGTAAAAGTAGAGATGTTTGTTATCGAACAAGCACTTGCAGATAAAGTGAAAAGCAGAGACGAAGCAGTAAGAAATTATTACAAAAATGAACTTGAGAATATTCAGGAATTTTTTGTTCCTGAGATATCTTCGAGAGAAGTTTTGTTGGATAAGATTACTTTTTTTGCCAAAATACAAGCTTTGAAAGTTGCGATTGAAAAAGCACATAAAGAATTAAGAAATAATTCTGAGAGTGATGATGTTTGGGCTAATATTTATGAAAATATACATAAAGCTATGTTGGTTAATAAAAACTTTGATATTGGCTTTGAATATTTTGTTAATTTAGAAATGTTTTTCGCAAAACTCGTTGAGAACAATAATCCAAAAGAAAAATTTACAAGTGGTTTTCCTAAAATTGATAATGCACTTGCTGGCGGTGGATTGCAAAGGGGTGAAATTTATTCGTGGATTGGCTTGCCTGGCAAAGGTAAGTCTCTTGCTTTAGTAAAAGCTGCTGTTGAAAATGTAAAGAATAATAAAAAAGTTCTTTATATTACCATAGAAATGGACTGGGTTGGTATTTGCCAAAGGTTTACAAGTCAATTTTCAGAAAAGCCTTTTAACTTCTTACTTAATAACAAAGAAGAAATTATAAGTTTAATGAATTTGCATGTTAAAAATGCCGAAGATAAAAATTTGCTAGTTGTAAAACAATTTGCATCTGGAAGTATAGATGTAAATGATATTCGTGCTTTTATTTCTCAGCTTCAACTTTATGGTTATAAGCCAGATATGGTGATAATAGATTATGTTGGTGAAATGAAAGATACTCCTAATATTCCAAGCTGGGAATCTAAATATAGGATCATGCGAGACTTGCGTGGATTAGCAATGGAACATGAGTTTTGCTGTGTTACTTGTATTCAGCCAAGTAAATCTGCTGCCGAAATAGATAGTGGTGGCTTTATTGATGAGGGTAATATCGGTGGTAGTTTTGATCAATTTAAGCCTTTAGATGGTTTGTGGAGTATCAATCAAACCAATGAGGAAAAAGATGGTAGTGTAGGAAGAATATTTATTATCAAGCATAGAAATGGTAAAAGTCGATTTCATTTTCATGTTAATTTTAATTATAATACTCTTTCTATGTATGAGTGTACAGAAACCAAGTATAGAATAACTATGAATGATGTTCAGGCAAAAAGATCTCAGATGACTAATATAGATTCTAGTAATTTAAAAGAAAAAAATAAAAATAAAAAGAAAGAGGAAGAGGAAGAAAATGAGTAATGCTTTTACAGTTAAAATTGGAGAATCGGTAGTAGAAATTAATCCAGATGATTTAAAATTTACAGATGCAACTATTAATATTTTCTTTGAAAGAATTTCTGGGAAGATTGATTACATAGGTCGTTGTTTAGCAAACGCACAAAGAATTTGTTCTTTAATCGAACAAAAAACTGAATTTTCATTTATAAATGAATTTAAAAAGTGTAAAGAAGAAGGAAAAAGTGATAAATCTGCTGAATTGTTTGCTAAGGGTTCTGATGAAGTGCAAAAATATAAAAAAGCTTTAATAGAATCAAAGCATATAAAAGACATACTTTATCATCATTTACAATCGTTGAACTCAGCAAGAGAAGATGCTCACAATCGTGGGCATATGTTAAGAAAAGAAATGGATAAATTATCAAATGAGTTTTTAAAGCCAAGAGATGATTTTGATCAAACTCTTGGCGGAGTTATTGGAGAATTAGAAGATTTTAATTAATGCTTTAAAATGTTTTTGATTTAATGAAAAGCTTTTCATTTTTTTTAATATCTTTATTAGTAATAAAGCTTAATTTTTTATCATTAAGTACAATATTGACATTACATTTATTTTTATTTATTGCATATAAATTTGAAAATCCAAAAGGCAAAATTATTTTATTGTTGCTGTAGAAATAAAGGTTTTTTAAGCTGCAGTTTTTATTAGCTTTAATTTTATTCTTATTTTTTTCAAAAATTCCACACATTGCTATTTCGACAGTGGTGCCTTTTTTGATATTTTCTCTTGCAAATACATTGTATAGCAAATTATTATTTAATGTCTTTTTTAAATAGGCATCAATATTTTTTATTTTTTTACTAATTGGTTTATCATTATAGTTTAAATATAATCTTTTATCTATGTAAATATAATCTTTTATTTTCTTGGGATTGAAAACTGTTTTTTCTTCTGGCTTACCCCAATCTTCTAGCCCATAGTCCATGCATATTTCTTCATTTGCTTCAATGTCTCTAACTGCGTGAAAAACTAGAAGGCCTTCTTCTGATCCATAAATTCCTACATTTGCGTTTGGTCCGTGATTTATACAAGAAGCAAACCCAGTGCCAAGATCAGAATATGGCATTCCTGTGTATATGTACATTCCTATGTCTTCAAATCCTTTTTTGATATCTTTATGTTTTATTTTTGCTGGGATGCAAGCTTCAACAATTGTTCCCTTTTTAATTTTTGCTTTTGTGTAAATTCCCCAACCTTTGTGAGTTGTTTGTGTTACATACAATCTTGGATCTAAAAACGGCTTCATAATTCTCCTTTTGTTTTAATGTTACTGAGATATTATTATAGTAGTGTTTTTTAAATTTAATTACTTAGCCCAGATCATCCCCCAAGCGGGAATTATTATGCCTTGAGGATTTACTTTTGTATTATTTACACTTAGTTTCTCTTCTATAATTTTTAAATCTTCTGTGTATTCTTCTTCTTTTGGTACAAAAACATGGTTGCCATCTAGATGAACATAAAATTTAGTAAAACCAATTTTTATCAAATGATTAATACTATGTTTTGTTACAAATGGGAATTCTTGTGCCCATTCAAAACACAAGGTTTTTACTTTTTGTGTTAAAGATGAAATCACTAAATGCTCTGCCCCTTCTACATCTATTTTAATTAAGTCTGGCACTCCATATTTTTTTATAAGCTTATCTAATCTTATTGTTTTGCAAGTGGTTTTATCATATCCTCTTCCGTAAAATCTAGAATTTTCAGAGCACAGCCAATCTTTGTTTATTGTTGATATGCATCCATGTTCATAAAAATCAATTTCTTTTTCATTTTTATTACTTACTGCATAATTTATGCATATAATGTTTTTGTCTTCACATTTTTTACTCAATATTTTGTAATTTTTTATTGATGGTTCTACAGCAATTATTTTTTCACATCTTTTAATGTTTGTCAAAGACCATTTACCTACATTTGCTCCTATGTCAAAATACAAAGAATCTTTTTGAATTTCAGTAGGGTTATTTTCTTCAATATTATTTTCTTCAATATTTTCTTCAATATTATTTTCTTCAATATTTTTATTCATTTTAATCCTTTTTTTATTAATTCTAACACTTGTTGTAATTTACCTATAATAATATTATATGATTTTAGTAAATAAAAAAGAATATGAACGGTTTAATGAATCTTTGGTTAATTGTAGCTTTTTAATTAATAGATTTATATTTGAAAGTGAGTCGGTAAGAAATTCTATGTTTGTGAACGACAAAAGGAATTTCCCTTTTTATTATTTTCTTGGAAAAAACAGTTTAGAAATTACAGAAGTGGCACAAATTGGATTATGTGGTGGTTATAATTTAGGAATGTATTTGACGGGCAATAAAAATATTAAAAATGTGTACATTTATGATGATAAGAATAACAATAAATTATTAAGATTAACTAAGAATAATTTATTAAAATTTAATTTTGCACAAAAACACTATTCGATTGTTCATGATGATTTTTTAAATTCTATAAAAGAAAATAAAGTTAAATTACTTTTTGTTAATGATAAAGATTATATTGATAAAAATATGAATAAAATATTATCTTTATTTGTTGATTTTAATGAATTGCAAAATTTAATATTTGATAATATAATTGATTTAGATAAAGATTTTGAAAAACATGTTAATAATTATTGTGATTTGAGGAATATTAAATTTGAAAAGTACAATAAGAGAAATGAAGCAATAATTTTGAGAAAGAATTAAAAAATGGCATTTGAAATAGTTTTTAAGTATTATGAATGTTTGGAAGGTGGAACAGATTATGATAAAACTAATATTTTATCATATACTAAAAACTTAGGAAATATATTTGAAGAAGTTTCTTTGGAAAAACTTGCATCTATGATTTTAACCCAGCTTGCCAGAAGAGATGTTTTTGTTTTTGATGTTGAAGTTTTTGAATTAGTAAAGAAAAAGATATCTTATAAACAATCTAAAAATAATATTTTAATTAAAAATAAAAAGTTTGGATTTTCAGGGGAAGCAATAGTTGTTCAAGAAATTGAACAGTCTAATCTTATATCTTTTAAAAAAGAATCAGAAGTTGACAATAATATTGTTGCAGCTTCACAATTAAAACTACAGCAAGTATTCCCTGCTATTCCTGCTGCTATTCCTGCTGCTATTCCTGCTGCTATTCCTGTTCCTTCTAAATCATTAAGAGATTCAAGGCCAATTAGAAAAATGATATTCGTTCCCAGCGACACCAGTTATTTAAAAGGTAAGCCTTTGCGTTTCACACCTAACAAAGTGTATAGCGTTTATAGGGAAAAACTGGCTAACAATGGTATTGGAATGATTTTATGCACGATAGATGATATGGGAAGGGAAGTTGAGGTTACAGATGAATATTTTATTAATGACACAATTAATCTAATTAATGAAAATACGGAAGTATTAAAAGAAGATGTTTTAAATTGGTCAGGGTCAAAAGGTGTTGATATGCCAGATTTACGAAGGGGGTAAAATGTCGAAAGAACATAAGAAGTTTATTAAAAGAAAAGAGAGACAAAAAAAATCGAGAGCAAAAATACAATTGCTCCGTGAAAAGGCATTAGAAGAAAGAAGGAGGGATAAAGCTTTGCAGAAAGATGAAAATAAAAAGAAAGAATTGGAATTGCAGTCAAAAATGGAAAAAATTGAACATAACTTAAGAAAGTTAGAAGAAATACAGAGTGAAATGGAAAAAGAAGAAGCTTTAAGAAAAGAAGAAATTGAAAAAAATATTCAAAAAAATATTTCAGAATAGATTGAATAAAAGACTTGATTTGTAAAAACATCTATGTTACTATAAGCCTTGTCATCAAATAATGCTTTTGATGACTCATAAAACCACTCTAGTTTCATAGAAAGAGAGATTATCATGTCAGAATTGTCTTTTGAACCTTTAAATTTAACCGAAATTAATAAAGAGGCCGATAGGCTTAACAAGACTAATACTGGTCTTAGCGAGACTTACATTAAAATGCCTGACAAAGAAGGCTTTGTTAATATTCGTTTGTTGCCAAAAATAAAGGGCAAGGATTTATTTTGTTCTACTAGAATCCATTATATTAACGGCAAGAGTCTTCATTGCACAAGGACTATTGTTGAGGGGAAGTGGGTTGTAGATTCTAGCAGAGGTGAATGTCCATGTTGCAAGAAATATAATGCACTTTGGCAAGAAGCTAAGAACACTGGTGATATTCATGAAAGATCAAAGATTGAAAATAAAGCAAGAAGCCTAAAGCCTGTAGAAAGATATTTTTGGAATGCAATCGTAAGATCTGAAAATAATCCAAAAACTGGTGCTGTAGATAAGAATGTTGGGCCTAAAATTCTTGCTATTGGCAAAACTGTTCAAACTTTAATCCTTGAGTCTATCCGTGGTAGCGAAATGATAGGAAAGGAAGCATTAGGTGATGTTACTGATCCTTTCAAAGGAAGAGATTTTAAATTAATCAAAAAAGTTGTTCGTGGTAGTGGTGGTGCAGAATATCCTAATTATGATCATTCTATCTTCACTGATCCATGTCCTGCTGGAACAACAGAAGAGCTTAAGAAGTGGCTTCACAGCATTCACGATCTTTCTGAATGCAGAAAGATTCCAACTAGAGAAGAGTTGGAAGTTGAAGTTAGGAAGTTTGTTAATCCTAATATTGGCGAGGAAGATGATCAGCCAATTTCTTATACAGCAAAAAAGGAGTCACAGCCTGTGACTAAATCTTCAAAAGAAGAGGTTAAGACTAAGGCAGATATTGATCCTGAATTAGCTGGAATGGTTGATGAAGACTTTTTAAAGAGTTTTCAAAGTCTTTAATATTTCTATTAGTCCTGCCACTATAAATTTTAAGTGGTAGGACTATTTTTTTTTTTAAATATTTGTTTATTTATCTGGAGAAAACAATGGGAAGAGCAAAGAAAAACACTATAAATGAATTTGATATTTTTGAATCATTGAAAGAAGAAGTTGGGGGAGAAATACTTGGAAATCTTGATGCTGCAAAGTATTTTGTTGATACTGGAAATTTATCAATTAATTATTCTTGTTCTGGAAAGTTTATAAATGGTGGTATACCAAGCGGAAGACTAACTGAAATATATGGTCCTAGTGCAAGCTCTAAAAGTTTAATTGGGGCTAATATTCTTTATGGTTGTCAAAAGCTAGGTGGTGTGCCAGTACTTTTAGATACAGAAAATGCCGTTAATCCCGATTTCATGTCTAGGGTATCACATGTAGATGTAAATAAAATTGTTAGATTTACCCCAGAAACGCTTGAAGATTGTTTTATGAAAATACATAAAACAATTGAGCACATACGGAAGCACGAAGAATATAAAGATAAACCAATTGTAATTGTTTACGATTCTATTTCAGTGTCTCCAAGTGCTAGAGAATTCAGAGAGATTAATTTACCAGAAAAATATACTAAAACCCAATTTAAAGAAATAGTTGGGGCAAATGAACAGCCAGGTGAAAGAGCAAAGATTTGTTCTAAAGAATTTCGTAAGTTAAATACAATTCTAGAGGAATCTGATGCTAGTTTAATTGTAATGAATCAAACTAGAGAAAAAATTGGCATGAGTTATGGTTATGGTCCAAATGAAGCCAAGGCTGGTGGAGGAACTGCTCTTACTTATTATGCTTCATTGATTTTGCGAACACAAAGTCAAAGAAAGTTAGAGGTAAAATTATCTGGAAGCAGAAAGAAATTTATTGGAATAAATCTTAAGGTTAGTAACAAGAAAAATCGTGCTTATAGACCATATGTTGATGTTGAGAATATTCCTTTGTATTTCGAAAAAGGAATTAATCCTATTGGTGGTTTACTTGGTGCATTATTAGATGCCGATAGGATTTCAGCTTCTGGGGCTGGTAATTTTATTGTAAACAAGGATTATTCAAATGGGGAAGAATATAAGTTTAAAAGCAGTAATGAAAGGAATGATGTTCCAATTCAGCTTCTTTATGATTGTCCTGCAATTATAGATGCAAAGAACAAAGAAGAAGTAGAACAGTATTTGGAACCATTTATGAATTGTATTGAAAATACTAACCCTGAAGATTTGGAAGTAAGCGATATTTCTGATGATTCTTCGGAAATTGAATGTTAAAAAGAAGGTTTGGAGTCGAGCTTGAATTTAACTCTATGGACAGCAAGCTTCCAGAAGGTGATTGTTTGCCTTCTGGAATGCTTGATATAGCAGAAATTTTAAAGAATGAGTTAAATGCGAAAATTCATGTATGTAATTGGCATACTACTGTTAATAATGATTATTGGTTGGTTAAGCCTGATTCTAGTTGCGGATTTGAAATATGTACACCAATTTTAAAAGGATTTGGAGACTTAAAAAAATTAAAAAATGTAATAAAGGTTATAAGAAAATATAATAAAATTAAATCAGATCGAAGATGTAGTTTTCATGTTCATTTTGAATTATCATCTACAGATGATTCATATTTGGCAAACATTATTACTTGGTGGATTAGATGTGAGCTTTTTTTCTTTTTAATGGTTCCGAACCATAGAAAAGAAAGTAATTATTCTCAGATTTTAAGTCTTTCTCCTTTATTTTTTAAAAATAATTTTAAAAATGATTTTATTGTTGATTATGCATTATCAGCTTATATTAAAGATTATAAATTTTATAGTATTAATTTATATCATTTTAAAAAATCTAATAGAAAGACAATGGAGTTTAGAGTTATGGACTGTTCTGCTTGTTTAAATGAAGATTATGCTTGCTATTGGATTTTATTATTAGATAAATTTCTTGAATCTTGCGATAAAAACAATTTAGTTCCTAATGGAATGGTAAGAAAAGAAGATTTAAAATGGCTAAGCATAGAAGATGTATTTAAATTTCTCGATATTGGAAAAAATAATATTTTGTTTAAATTTTGCAAATCAAGGATTTATAATTATAGTTTAGATAAAAATGATTTGAAATTAAGTGTTTTTGATAATATTTTTAATTCTTATTATGAATCAATTAGAAAATATTTTGAAACATAGGTACATCATCATAAAATAATATATGATTAATGAAATACTAGATAAAAAAATTGAACAATCAAAGATACTTGCAAGTGCATTGAAAAAATATACATCTTTAAATAACCCAGAATCATTCGATAATGAATTATTGTTATTAAAGAAAAACTTAATAACAATAGACGGATATAATATAATTTTTCATTATACTATTTCTAGTTATTCTCAATATAAGCTTGAAAATTTACAAATATATTCAGTTGATTTTCCAACTTTACCATTTTCAATAGTAGTTAAATTTGCAAAGCTTTTTTACAAAAATACAAAGACTTCTTTTTTAGAAACAGAAAAAGAATCAAAAAAAGTTTTTTGTTGGATGGTTTTAGAAAATGAACAAAATAAGGAAAAACTGCACCCAGTTGAGCAATATTCTGAAAAAATGGAATATGATGGTTATAAATTTAATTATATTACAGTAAATATGCCAGATTTTACAAGTTGAAATACTAAATAAAGTAGTTGTCTCTAATTAAAGGAGAGGCCATGAATAAAATTCAAAGTTTAATCAATTCTCACTTAAGAAAACATGGTGTTTTAAAAATACTTTTACCAGATAATGTTGAACTAGAAATAGGAACATTACAAGAAAATAAGCATGGTAAAGAGGAAAAAACTAATAATTATTGTTATGTAATTGCCAAAAAAGAAGACAGGACAACAGTTCTTGATTCTTTTAATTTGGGAATTAGATTTTCAGATGAAGAAAATAATTATCTTTTAGAAGACTCTTTTGTTGATGTAGATGGCAATCAAATAAGACAGCTTAATGTTGTTTAAACGATAAATAAGTTAGCTTCAATATTAGAGTAATTTAATTCATATTGCTTATCTAGAAGGTATTCTATAGTGCCTGCTATGTATTTTTTTCCTTGTTCTATAGTAACATGAAAGTCAAACCATACTGCAATTGAATCTCCTTGATATTCAAATCTTGTCATAATTACTCTAGAATTTATTAAAGGACTTGCATTTACTTTGATAGTAGGCATAGAATTAACTAGGCCTAATGATTTTTCTTTTATGGTTAAGAAAATATCTTTATAGCTTATAAATTCTGTCCAATTTTTCAAAACAAGGGATTCGAATTTTTCTTTGTTTAAAATTTTCATTTGAGGTATATTTATGAAAAAGATTGATTTTTTACTTAAGCAATTTTCATTAGCTTGTTCTTTCGAAGAACTAAATCTATTATATACTAGATTAAATCAAAAATATCAAGGTGATTTAGCAATTGCTTTGCAATTTATAGCACAAACAAATTACTCTGATAATGAAGTCCATTATTGGCTTGAATCTGCGAAGACTTCAGAAGAATTTTTTTCTATGATTGATTTATTAACAAGAGTTATCAACAAAGAATACGAAAGAAGAAGCAATAGGTCGGAAAGAAAAACTGCATCTGTTAATTAATTATAAAATTGGGGACTTTAACTAAGTCCCCTTTGTTAATATCGGTTTGTTTAATACCCAAAAATCATTTATTAAGGTAAAGTTTAATTTTTTATTCTTACAGAATCTATTTAAATCTGAAGAAATTTTTGGGTAGCTGTAATCATCTCCGAACATAGTTCCGCCTGAATCAAGTAAATCCCAATAATTTTTTATATCATAAAAAACATCTGGGCTTTCATGACTGGCATCTATGTAAATTAATTGTGCTGTTATTTTTTTATTTTTTATCCACTTTGCTGCATTTGAGGTACTATTTGGAATTGGTAATAAATTTTTCAAACATTTAGCATGATGCATATTACTTAGAAATTGAAAATATAATTGTGGATAACCATATTTTTTTGCAATTAATCCTTGAAATGCCATTTCATCCATGTGTTCTATTCCTCCAAGCCATGTATCTACACAAATAAGTTGAAATGAAGTTTTTAATTTTTGTAAAGCTTTGTGTAATTTAATCGCACTCATGCCCTTCCATGTGCCACATTCGATGACAACTTTTGGCTTTATTTTTAAAACAAAATTTTCAAATATTGGATTTTCAAAATTCCATCCTTGAAAATCTGGAGGAAGAATGTCTTTTTTATCAAGTTTCATATTTAATCCCATCTATAAGGTTATATTATTTATCCTCGTGTTATTTATTTGTATTAATATTTAACTTGAAATTACTTTTAACAAAGGATTATATTCAAGTTCAATTATTTCAAAGCTAATATTATTCATTTTTTTAGGCCAACTTAATTCTTGAAAATCATAATTATCTTTGATATTTTTAACATCGTTTTCTCCAAGTATTATTAAACCAACGAAAGTATTTTTATTAAAATTCCTTCTTAAGAAATTCCTAGCAGTATCAATACTATTAAAAAATAATATTGTTTTTTTATTTAAAACTTCCAAGCATGCAACTGGAACCCAATTTTGTTTCTGGCACTCAGCTTTTATTTCTGGTAATAAAATTTCATTTTCAGAATGAAATATAACTATATTAAACATTGTTAGAATTCCTTTTAAATAATGTTGCATTATTATTATTATTATATTTTTTTTTAAAAAAGTCTATTTAAAAATTTTCATTTGATCTGGAAAATATTTTAAAAATCATTAAAATGTAAATTATGAACAAAATAATACAATTAAAAGAATCTGAACAACTTGTCCCTGTAAAAGATTTTCCTTTTGCAAAATACGCTTTTGAAAACTTTAATATCGTTCAATCCACAATAATGCCATATTGTAGTGAAGATATGAACGGTGTGGTAGCTGCTTCAACAAGTTCTGGTAAAACAATAGTTGCAGAAATATTTGGATCAAGATTGATAAGGGAGAACAAGAAGAAGTTTATTTATTTGACTCCTTTGAAAGCTCTTGCACAAGAAAAAATTGATGATTGGACAAATCCAAACCACCATTTTTCAGATTTAAAACTTTCTATTTGCACTGGTGATTATCAAATTGATGATTCTAGATTAAAAGAAATACAAGAAAGCGATATTGTTATTTTGACTTCAGAAATGCTTGATCATCGTTTAAGAATGTATAGAAGCGAAAAGAGTTCTTTTATTAAAGATTGTGGTGTTTTAGTTGTAGATGAATCTCACTTGCTAACTGTTGAAGGAAGAGGAGATAATTTAGAAACAGCTTTAATGAGATTTACAGAAATTAATCCAGAGGCAAAGATAATATTATTGTCTGCTACAATGCCTAATGTTATGCAGCTTGCAGAATGGCTTTCAAGTCTTAATAAAAAAGACACATTTATATTGGAAAGTGATTATAGGCCTTGTAAATTAAATGTTCATTTTTGTCCTTTCGATGATGAAATTGGAAATCATAATTTAAGCTTAGTTTCCATGTTCGAAAATGCACTTGATTTAACAACCAAGTATAATTCAGATAAATTTATTATATTTACTCATAGTAAAAAAATGGGGCATTCAATGCTACAAATGCTTCAAGATAACTCTATTTTCGCAGATTTTCATAATGCAGATCTTTTAAAAGAAAAAAGAATCGACCTCGAAAAATCATTTCGTGAAAAAGACGGAGTAAGAGTTTTGGTAGCTACTAGCACATTAGCTGCTGGAGTAAATACTCCAGCAAGAAGAGTAATAATATTGGGCACTACAAGAAATGGACATATTATACCTTCTTATGAAATACAACAAGAGTGTGGCAGGGCAGGAAGACCAGCGTTTGATAAAGATGGAGACGCTTATATTTTTATTGGTAAAAGTAGTTTTAAACAAGAAAAAGAAAGACTTCAAAAAAAAGAATTAATAACAAGTAGATTGTTGGATCAAGAAAATGGTTTTTATAAAAATCTTGCTTTTCAAATACTAAGTGAAATACACAATAAGCAAGAATATAAACTTAAAGATATTTTCAATTGGTACAAAAGATCTTTTTCTTATTTTATTGGAAAAAATATAAGCACATCAATATTTTCATCAACTTTGACTAATTTACTTGAGTTAGGAGTTGTTAATTTGCAGAGAGACATTCTTAGCTTGACAAACATTGGAAAAGTTTCTGTTAACAATTATGTTTCTCCGTTTGTAGTTGCTTCATTTAAGAATTCATTTATAAATTATTTTAAAAATTATTACAACAATGATTTTTGTTTATCTTTTTCGCTTGCAAATAATAGCGATAATATAACAAATTATATGACTAAAGGTGAAAAGACATATATTACAAAATATATTGATGAATTAAAAAAAATATATGATATTAAAAATGTTCCAGATGGTATTATAAAGTCTGCGTATTGTTATTATTCAATGCTTAACAATAAAGATAATTTTTTCCCAACAGTAGCAAAAAAATTAAAATTTTCGTTAGATAGAACTTTGCAAATATTAAAACAAATAGATCTTTCTTATATTTCTAAAGACTGCAAAAATACTTTTGATTGTATTTCTTTAAGAATCAATAAAAAAATACCAGTAGAGCTTGTTGAACTTGCAAGAATTCCAAAAATTGGTGCTGCAAGAGCAAAATTATTACACGATGCTGGATTTAAAAATAAAAATGATATTTTGAATAATATTGAAAAGGCATCAAAAATAGCTAAATATAATTTTAAAAATATTATAAAATAATTATTTTCTTCTGATGAATTTTATTTTTTCTTTCAATGTTTCTTTTAATGATTTTTTATAACTGCATTGTTTGCTACAAATATATTTGCAAGTATTTACTTCAAAGCAACATGAGCTTTCTTCTTTTATTGTAGCGACTGTTATTTGAGTTCCATCTGTAATGTAAACAGGAGATTCTTGTCCGTTAATAAGAACTTTATCTATACACTGGTCTAGATCACCAGACCAATAAACATTACCACTTCCTATTTTAAATAATTTCTTGTAGTCTGTACTTACACAAAAACCACAATTATCAGTTTTAAGCTTTAAAGTATTAAACCTACATGGACAAGGTGTAGTAGTAGTTGATGTTGGTAGTGGTGTAGTAGTTGATGTTGGTAGTGGTGTAGTAGTTGATGTTGGTAGTGGTGTAGTAGTTGATGTTGGTAGTGGTGTAGTAGTTGATGTTGGTAGTGGTGTAGTAGTTGATGTTGGTAGTGGTGTAGTAGTTGATGTTGGTAATGGCGTAGTTGTTGGTAATGGTGTAGTAGTTGATGTTGGTAATGGCGTAGTAGTTGGTAATGGCGTAGTAGTTGGTAATGGCGTAGTTGTTGGTAATGGTGTAGTAGTTGATGTTGGTAGTGGTGTAGTAGTTGGTAATGGTGTAGTAGTTGGTAATGGTGTAGTAGTAGGTAATGGCGTAGTAGTTGGTAATGGCGTAGTAGTTGGTAATGGCGTAGTAGTTGGTAATGGCGTAGTTGTTGGTAATGGCGTAGTTGTTGGTAATGGTGTAGTAGTTGATGTTGGTAGTGGTGTAGTAGTTGGTAATGGTGTAGTAGTTGGTAATGGTGTAGTAGTAGGTAATGGTGTAGTAGTAGGTAATGGTGTAGTAGTAGGTAATGGTGTAGTAGTAGGTAATGGTGTAGTAGTAGGTAATGGCGTAGTAGTAGGTAATGGCGTAGTAGTTGGTAATGGCGTAGTAGTTGGTAATGGCGTAGTAGTTGGTAATGGCGTAGTAGTTGGTAATGGTGTAGTAGTTGGTAATGGTGTAGTTGGTAATGGTGTAGTTGGTAATGGCGTAGTAGTTGGTAATGGTGTAGTAGGCGGTGGTGTAGTAGTTGGTAATGGTGTAGTTGGTAATGGTGTAGTTGGTAATGGCGTAGTAGTTGGTAATGGTGTAGTAGGCGGTGGTGTAGTAGGCGGTGGCGTAGTAGGCGGTGGCGTAGTAGGCGGTGGTGTAGTAGGCGGTGGTGTAGTAGGCGGTGGTGTAGTAGGCGGTGGTGTAGTAGGCGGTGGTGTAGTAGGCGGTGGTGTAGTAGGCGGTGGTGTAGTAGGCGGTGGCGTAGTAGGAGGTGGTGTAGTAGG